ACTTATGAAAATGTTAGACTTGGTTTTGAAATCACAATGTATTACAGCAATAGGTAAGGAAATATAGTATGCCACAAATAGGAAGTGAAAAAAATCCAATACGGTTTAATGTTAATGGTAAAGTTAAAATTCGTGCTGCGTATATGAAAGCTGAAGATAAAAAGAAATATGATGATAATTATGATCGTGTTTTTAGAAATCCTAATAATCCCGTAAATCATAAAGAGCTTGAAAAATAATTATGGCTACTACATTTTTAGAATTAACAAATGAACTATTAAGGGAGTTAAATGAAGTAGTATTAACTTCCTCAACTTTTTCTAGTGCTGTAGGTATTCAAGCACACGCTAAAGATTGTATTAATAGATCATACTTAGATATAGTTAATGAAGAACCTCAGTGGCCTTTTTTAGCTACAGGTGAAAGCGGTGCTACCGATCCTATGTATGGCAATGTATCAGTAGATACTGTAGCAGGTACAAGATGGTATGAATTAAAAGCTGCTAGTTCATCTATAATTAATGACTATGGCTCTATAGATTGGGATAATTTTTATTTAACTACAGTGGGTGTAAGCGGTCAATCAGCTCCTTACGTTTCTAAAAATTTAAGATTTGTAACTATAGAAAAATGGAAAGACTTTAGAAGGGCTAGAGAAAATGCTGATGATGCTGATCAAGCAGTAGGAGGAGAACCTAATCTTGTTATTAGAAGTCCAGATTCTAGAAAGTTTGGATTAAGTCCTATACCCGATAAAGTTTATAAGGTTTGGTTTTTTGCTTATGACCTTCCTACACAACTATCTGCACATAGCGATGCTATAGTTTTTCCTGATTTATATAAAACAGTAATATTATCTAAAGCTAGATATTATACACATCAATTTAAAGACAACCCTCAAATGGCTGCTTTTGCCTTAGAAGATTATAGAAAGGGATTAAAAAGCATGAGGGAAAACTTAATAGGGACTGTTCCAACATTTATTTCTGATGACAGAGTTAGGTTTGATTAACTATGCAAGCATTTGGTTTATCATGTCAAGGCGGTCTAAACACTAATCTTAACCAGTTTCAAATGTTACAGCAACCGGGATTTGCTACAGAGTTACAAAACTTTGAAGTTGACCCCGATGGTGGTTACAGAAGAATAAATGGTTATACACTTTATGGTGGCAGTAGTGCAGCAAGACCTAATGGTTCTAATCCAATATTAGGACTTTTTGTTTATGCCGATGGTGTTATTGCAGCATCAGGTACTAATCTTTATTTTTCTTTAGACGGTACAAGTTGGGTACAAATAAATCGTTCTAGTGTAAGTGGATCAGGAGATAATTACTCTACATTTACAGGAAGAAGCACAGCAACTAGAACAAGTCAATCGTATGCAAACTTTGCATTATTTGAAGGAAATACTACTTATGGTGAAGTAGTAATAACTGATAAAGGCTCTGGCGTAAAACCTGCTTTATTTAAAATGACAGGTACAGGTGATAGCTTATCAGATAGAACTTATTTCTATGAAGAAATTACAGTAAGTGGCACACACTATCCAAAGTTTTGTACTATACATGACAAACACTTAGTAGTTGCAGGAGCAGCTACAGCACCTAATACTATATTCTATAGTGGCACAAGTGATATAAATGATTTTACTTCAACGGGTTCTGGAAGTATTGTATTAGATGATCAAGTAGTAGGACTAAAAAGTTTCCGTGGCGATTTAATTATATTTTGTAAAAACAGTATTTATAAATTAGTAAATATAAATGATTCAAATTCTATAGCTATTACACCTATAACTAAAAACGTAGGTTGTTTAGATGGTAATAGTATTCAAGAAATTGGTGGTGATCTTATATTTTTAAGCCCTGATGGATTTCGTTTAGTTGCAGGTACGGCTCGTATTGGTGACGTAGAGTTAAGTTCAGTATCAAGACAAATACAATCTATTGTTGCTTCTTTAGCTTCTAACATAGATTCTTTAGTTATATCTAGTGCAGTATTAAGAAGTAAGTCTCAATATAGATTATTTTATAGTTCAGGTGCAGCTTCTACTACTACTGCAAAAGGAATTATAGGAACAATAACACCACAAGGTTTTGAGTGGTCTGAAACAATAGGAATACAAGCTCATGGATTTACATCAGGTTTTGATAATAATAGTGTAGAACAAATATATCATGGTGATAAAGATGGCTATGTTTATAATCATAATACAGGAAATTCTTTTAATCCGGCAGGAACAGAAACAAATATAGATGCAAGATATAAAACACCTAATTTAGATTTTGGAGATGCAGGAACATTAAAAACATTACACTACACAAAAATATCTTTTACACCTGAAGGAACAGTACAGCCTACATTAAAGATAACATATGATTTTGATGATACTAATAGACCACAGCCTCCAAACTATACACTAGATTCAATACCAACTCCGGCAGTATTTGGAGATTCAACTTTTAATACAGCAGTATTCGGAGCTTCTCAAGACCCTATGGCAAGACAGGCAGTACAAGGAAGTGGACACAATATAGCCTTTAAAATATTTAGTCAGGATACTAATGCACCTTATTCAATAAATGGTTTCTATGTAGACTATAGACCTTCCGGTAGGAGATAATAATGGGTACAAGTTATGTAAGACAAAGCTCAATGGCAGATGGAGATACTATAACTGCCGCTTTATTTAATGATGAATTTAATAGACTACTAACAGCTTTTTCATATGCCTCTAGTAGTACTACAGGTCATCAACACGATGGTACTGCCGGGGAAGGCGGCAATATACCTACTATTGGTGATCAAGATTTTTTAAATAAAATTGCAGTAGATAGTACAAATAATCGTTGGGGTTTTTATGTAGAGGTTTCAAGCGCAGCAGTAGAACAAATTCGTATCCAAGATGGAGCTATTGTACCTGTTACAGATAATGATATTGATTTAGGAACAAGCTCATTAGAATTTAAAGATGCTTACTTTGATGGCACAGTTACTACAGATGCTTTAGTTGCCGATACAGCCGACATTAACGGAGGAACCGTAGATGGTGCAACTATTGGTGCTAATTCAGCCACTACGATTGTAGGTACAACTATTACAGCTAATACTGCTTTTGTACCTGATGCTTCTGATGGTGCTGCTTTAGGTACTAGTTCATTACAATTTAGTGATCTTTATGTAGCTGATGGTGCTGTTGTATATTTTGGAGATGATCAAGATGTATCCTTAACTCATGTAGCTGATACAGGACTTCTTCTTTCTAGCACTGATCAATTACAGTTTGGTGATTCTGGTACTTATATACATCAATCAGCAGACGGAGTTTTAGATTTAGTTGCTGATACTGAAATAGAAATAAATGCTACTACTGTTGATATAAATGGTGCAGTAGATATATCAGGTAATTTAGAAGTAGGAGGAAATCTTACAGTTACAGGAACTACTACTTTAAATGGAGGTACATTAACTCTTGGTGATGCTGCAACTGATAATGTTGTTTTTGGAGCAGACGTAAATAGTAGTATTATTCCAAACACAGATAGTGCTTATGATTTAGGTTCTTCTAGTCAAGAATGGCGTGATTTATATATTGATGGTACAGCATATTTAGATGCTATAAATTTTAATGGCACAGCTATTAGTGCATCAGCAGCAGAAATAAATATATTAGATGGAGTAACTGCTTCAGCTTCAGAACTTAACATAATGGATGGAGTTACTGCAACTACAGGAGAGCTTAACACTTTAGATGGTGTTACGGCAGTTGTAGGAGAGTTAAATTATTTAGACTTAGGTAGTACCGCAGTAGGAACAGCCATAGCTTCTAAAGCAGTTGTATTAGATTCTAATAAAGATTATACAGGTATACGAAATCTTACTCTTTCTGGTGATCTTACTATTAGTGGTGATGATCTTACGATGGGTACTAATACATCTGGACATTTACTAATAGCAGACGGTACTAACTTTAATCCTACAGCAGTAGGAGATTTGTCAGAAATATCTACAGTAGCTAATGATGATGTATTACTTGCGGTAGATACTTCTGGTGGTGGGCTAAAGAAAATTTCAAGAAGCACATTGGTTTCAGGACTAGCTGCATCAGGAGCTATTTCAAATGTAGTTGAAGATACTACACCACAACTAGGTGGTGACTTAGATGTTGATGGAAATGCTTTAACTTCTACATCAAATGGTAATATTGCTTTATCACCAAATGGAAGTGGAGTAGTAAGAATAGATGGAAATGTAGATATTCAATCTGGAGAAATTGTATTAAAAAATGCAGGTTCAGTATCTAATGTTAAGTTTTATTGTGAATCTTCTAATGCTCATTATACACAACTACAATCAGCAGCGCATAGTGATTATAGTGGTAATGTAACATTAACTTTACCTGCATCTACAGATACTTTAGTAGGTAAAGCAACAACAGATACATTAACTAATAAAACATTAACATCTCCTAAAATTAATGAAGATGTTGCAGTTACAGCTACAGCTACAGAATTAAATTTAATAGATGGTTCTACAGCAGGAACAGTTGTAGCTAGTAAAGCTGTTGTAGTTGATTCTAATAAAGACATTGCAAGTTTTAGAAATGTAACTCTTACAGGAGAATTAGATGCTGCAACTCTAGACATTTCAGGTAATGCAGATATAGATGGTACACTAGAAACTGATGCTTTATCTCTTAATGGTACTGCCGTAACTTCTACAGCAGCAGAGCTTAATATACTTGATGCAGTTTCTAGAGGTTCTTTAATTTATGGAAATTCTAGTGGAGCAACAGCACTTCTTACTAAAGGTAGTGCTAGTACAGTTTTAACTTCTGATGGCACTGATATTGCTTGGGCTGCACCCGCAGCAAGTGGAGTAACTTATGTTACTAAAACTGCAAATTATACAACTCAAGATTTAGAAGGTGTTCTTGCTAATACTAGTGGTGGAGCATTTACAGTTACTTTACCTGCCTCACCATCAGCCGGAGCGCAAGTTATTGTTGCTGATTCCGGTGATGCTTTTGGTACTAATAATTTAACTGTTGCTCGTAATGGTGAAACTATTGATGGTACTGCTGCTAATCTTGTATTAGATATAACTGGTGTTAGTGTTCAATTTGTTTATAATGGAAGCACTTGGAGAGTTTACGCACAGGTTGGTGGTAAGGGTGGTACTGCTGTAAATACAACAGCAACACAAACTCTTACAAATAAAACATTAACAAGTGCTGTTTTAAATACAGGTGTTAGTGGTACAGCAGTTCTTGATGAAGATAACATGGCTTCTAATTCAGCAACTAAATTAGCCACACAACAATCTATTAAAGCTTATGTAGACTCTCAGGTTGACAGTACAGAGTTTGTTCTTGAAGATGATGATGGTACAGAAGTTACTGTTTCTAATGCTAAAGAAGTAAAATTTATTGGTTCAGGAATAACTACAAACTGGACAGATACGGATAATGGTACAGATGGTGATCCGTATGATTTAACTTTTACAGTAGACGCAGCACAAACAGGAATCACTTCATTACTTGCAACTGACATAAAGATTGGTGAAGACGATGAAACTAAGATTGATTTTGAAACAGCAGATGAAATACACTTCTACGCTAACAATGTAGAACAAGTTTATCTTGGCGATAATATCTTTGGCCCACAATCAGATAGTGATGTTGATTTAGGTTCTTCATCAGTTAGATGGAAAGATGCTTATGTAGATAGCATTACTGTAACTGGAGAAGTTGATGCTGCTTCATTAGATATATCTGGTAATGTAGATGTTGATGGAACACTAGAAACAGATAACCTTACAATCGGTGGAGCGCAAGGCAGCGATGGACAAGTACTAACCTCAACAGGAAGCGGAGTAGGTTGGGAAAATGCTGCGGCAGGTGGAACTAGCGGTATGCAAGTTTTATCTACAGTAACAGCATCTAATTCAGCAACAGTAGATTTAGAAACTACTTTTGACAGCACTTATGATGATTACATTATTATGATTAGTGATTATGTTCCTGCTACTGATGGAACAGATTTATATATGCAATATAAAATTGGTGGATCATATCAATCGGCATCGTCAAGTTATAATACAGTTTATGTATATAACTATCACAGCTCAAGTAGTATAAGTATTGAAAATACAGGTGGTACAACAAGTTATATAATGGTAGCGCGTAGTATAGGAAATGCTTATAACGAAGTTGGTCAGTTTAAAGTAACTCTTTCTAATGTGCATGATACAGGCAGAGCTACACCTGCATACTGTTATGGTAGTTGCAAGAACTCAAGCGGTGAATCACAAGGTGGTTTTTCTCATGGAATAGATGCAAGTGGAGGCGCAGTAACAGGAGTAAGATTTAAAAGCAGTACAGGCAATATTACATCTGGTAACTTTAGATTATACGGAGTGGCAAAATCATGAGTAGACATCACGCAACAGCTAATGGAAATATTCCTTTTACTGCTGAAGAAGAAGCTGAATGGGATGCTGCTGAAGCTGAATGGCTTTCAAAAGCTGACGATAGGGCTGCTGTTGAACGAAGAAGAAAAAGAAATGAATTATTATCTGAAACAGATTGGATGGCTAATTCAGATGTTACAATGCCTGATAATTGGAAAACATACAGACAAGCACTAAGAGATTTATCAACACATAGTAATTGGCCTAACTTAGAAGATAGCGATTGGCCTACAAAGCCGGAGGCATAAACTATGGCTAACTTATCAGATATTTTACCTCCTTCTAATCTTGTTACAGATTCGAGTACAGATACACTAACTAATAAAACACTAACAGCTCCTAAATTTGCTGATGGTGGATTTATAGCAGATGCTAATGGAAATGAATTAATAAAACTTCAAACTACTTCTAGTGCAGTAAATGAACTTGAAGTAACTAATGCTGCTACTGGCGATGCAGTAATAATAGGTGCTTCTGGTGGAGATAGTAATATTGATATTACTTTAACTCCTAAAGGTACAGGTGAAGTTAATATAGCTGCTGATAATTTAAACTATGCAGGAACAGCAGTTACAGCTAGTGGAGCTGAACTTAACATTCTTGATGGCGTAACATCTACTGCTGCTGAACTTAATTACAATGATACTGGATCATCTGTAGGTACAGTAGTAGCAAGTAAAGTGGTAACAGTAGATGCTAATAAAGATGTAGCAAGTTTTAGAAATATAACTTTAACAGGAGAACTAGATGCAGGATCATTAGATGTATCAGGTGATGCTGATATTGATGGCACAACAAATCTTGATGCCGTGGATATAGATGGTGCAGTACAAATAGATAATACTGTTACTGTAGGTGAAGATGATACAGGATATGATGTTAAGTTTTTTGGTGCTACTTCAGGAGCCTATTTACTTTGGGATGAAAGTGCAGATAAATTATTAACAGCAGGTGGTACTACAATAGATATTGTTAAAGATAAACTATTAATAGGTAGTACAGCAGTTACTACAACAGCAGCAGAACTTAATATTCTTGATGGGGTTACAGCAACTACAGCAGAGCTAAACTATTTAGACTTAGCAACACTAGGAAGCACAGCAGCTTCTAAAGTTGTATCAGCAGATGCTAATGGCGTTGTTAGATTTACAAAAGGTATTGTTGAAGAAGTTGTAGATGTAACTAGCTCAATAAGTAGTAATGCAGTTGCACTTGACTTACAAGCCTCAACAAATTTTATTGTAGATTTAAATGGTGTTTCTAGTGCTTTAACATTAACTTTTAGTAATGATCCTCCAGACGCAGGTATTTTTACAGTAAAAGTAATTCAAGGTTCTTCTGCTAAAACAATTACATGGCAAGGCGATGTAGATTGGCCCGGAGGAACTGCACCAACATTAAGTTCTAGTAACGATGCTGTAGATGTATTTGTATTTTTAACGGTAGATGGCGGTTCAAACTTTTATGGCTTTACTGCCGGACTAGATGTAAAATCACCTTCATAAAGGAATAATAATGTCAGGATCAGCTAAAAAGTTATTACACGCTGCTGCCGGAACTGCTGCCAGTGGTGACCCAGTTTATGTAGAAGATGTTTTTAACGTACATCTCTATAAAGGTACTGGTTCTACTACACAATCTATAAATAATGGAATGGATTTGTCAGGTACAGGTGGGCTTGTTTGGGCAAAACCTAGAAGTTCAAGTGGAAGTAATAGTCTTTATGATACTGAAAGAGGTGTTCAAAAAGCGTTAATTTCAAATGCGTCAGGAGGTAATCAAGACGATTCAGGCGGTGGTGGAACAGCAGGACTTTATCAATTTAATTCAAATGGTTTTTCAGTTGGTGATAATTATGCTGCTGCTGCAAATAATAATAATGAAAATATGGTAGCTTGGACATTTCTTAAACAAGAAGGATTTTTTGATTGTAAATCTGTAACTAAAAGTAGTGGCTCTGATCTTGTTGTTGATTTTTCAGATTTAGGTTCAATCGGTTTTGCTATTGCAAAAGAAACTGGAGGAAGTTCAAGTTGGTATGCTTGGTGTAAAGGAATGACAAGCACACATCATATAAAATTAAATGAAACAGGAGCCTCTTCTTCTGATAATTACATTACAGTAAGCGGAACGAATGTAACATTGAAAGATGGAGTTTATGGTTCAGGGACTTCAATGGTTTATGCTTGGGCTGATGGTGATGATTCTTCTGCACAAATCTTTGGTGATGATGGTGATGAAGCAATTATAAAAACTGGTACTTATAATGGAAATGGCTCAACAGATGTAACGGTAGATGTTGGATTTGAACCACAATGGTTAATGATAAAAAGAATTAGTGGTAATGATCCGGGAAATTCTCAGGCTAATTCTTGGAATATTTTTGATACTACAAGACAATGGACAGGAACAGGATATGACCAACATACATTGTTTTGGAACTCAAACGAAGATGAAGATAACAATTCATACAGAGGTAGATTAACAAGTACAGGCTTTGTTATGAATGAGTCAAATGTAAGTAATTCTGGCTCAACTTATATTTACATGGCAATTAGACGCAGAATGAAAACACCTGAAGCGGGTACTGAAGTATTTTCACGTTTAAAAAATACAAATTCTAGTAATGATACCCATGATGCAGGTTTTAATGCTGATGTTGCTTGGATAGTTAGACAAACTCAAAATTCTGGCAACGAAAGATATATGTATTCTAGGCAAATTGGTTATAACAGAGGAGCATCTCTAAATAGTGATGGTACTTTTGGAGATACTCTTAACGCATTTGTTTTTAGTGATGAACAAAATAAATTTAGTAGTATATATATTGATGACACTACTTCAATAAGTTACGCATTTAAGACAGCTCCAAAAGTTTTTGCTCATCATATAGTGTATGGAACTGGTTCAGGAGCAAAAACACATAATCATGCTCTAGGCGTTACTCCTGAAATGATAATTATGAAATATATATCTTATAGTGGTAGTAGTTTTGGTAAAGATTGGTACGTTTACCATAAGTTACAAGGGTCTTCTGAAGGATATTTACGACTAAATGGTAATAGTGCTTTTGGTGATTATTCGGGGCATTTTGGATCAGTCTCTTCAACACAATTTACTTTAAATCAATATCTTAATAATGCTGCTACTGAACCTACGTCTGTACAATTATTTGCTACATTAGCCGGAGTATCAAAAGTCGGCTCAGTATCTCATTCTGGTTCAACTGATGTGGATTGCGGATTTAGCAGCGGAGCTAGGTGGGTAATGGTGAAGCGTTATGATTCAACAGGTGATTGGTATGTCTGGGATACAGCAAGAGGCATTGTATCGGGTAATGATCCTTATTTTCTTGTAAATAATAAGGATAATGCAGAGACTACAAATACAGATTATATAGACCCGCTTTCGTCAGGATTTACCCTAACATCCAGCTTCACCTCTGGCACATATATATTTTTAGCTTTTTCGTAGGAGACAACAATGGCAAATGAATATCGTCTTAAATCAGACGGAAGTATAAAAACTAAAGAAGAACTTATAGCAGCTAATAAAAATATGTCTATGCCTAAAGTATGGGGAGAGGGTGTATATGAAGCTTTAGGAGTTGACGTAGTTTTTGAAACTCCACAACCTACACCAAGCGGAGCTTATAAAAAAGTTGTACGAAATGGTGTTGAGCAAAATGCTAAAGACCAATGGGTACAGGCTTGGATTGAGCAAGATATGTTTGCTGACACTACTGTTGATGGTGTGACAACAACTAAGGCAGAACATGAAGAAGCTTATCAAGCTACATTAGATGCTAATGCTGCTGAAAAAAATAGATTAACTCGTAATAATTTGTTAGCTGAAACAGATTGGATAGGACTATCAGATGTTACAATGTCTTCTGATTGGGCTACTTATAGACAAGCTCTTAGAGATGTTCCAAGTCAATCAGGATTTCCCCACGATATTACATGGCCTGAAAAGCCTGAGTAACTATGAAAGTTTTATTTATTTTAATAGTTACTATAGGCGATCAAAGAGTAGACCAAACTTGTGATCAAGCTCTTTGCTTTCAAGATATAGACAGATGTTTGTACTTTGCTCAAAGATTAAATAATCAACCGCAATACCCAGACATTAAAGCTCATTGTCAGCATATTAATGTTGATGAAGACTCAAGGTGGTACAAATAGTATGGAAAACATTGTTTATTTAAATCCTAAAAATAAAGATAAATTAATTGAAACTGCCACTAAAGAACTAGTAGATTATCTTGTTACTCAAGCAGATAGAGGTGTACCTCTTGAAGCTATCATAGGTCTTTTAGATGTTTATAAAACTAATATAACTATTGAACTTTTATCATTTAGTGAGGATAAGTAGTATGGCAACTAAGAAAAAAGGGTCTATGAAAGGTCACACCATTAAAGGTGGTCATAAGCGTCCGACTAAATCTGGTGCAGGTATGACCAAGAAGGGTGTGGCTAAATACCGTAGGGACAATCCCGGTTCTAAGTTGCAAACAGCAGTAACGGGCAAGGTCAAGAAAGGCAGCAAGGACGCAAAGAGGCGTAAATCTTTTTGTGCTCGTTCTGCGGGGCAGATGAAAAAATTTCCTAAAGCTGCCAAAAATCCTAATTCTAGGCTGCGTCAAGCAAGAAAACGGTGGAAGTGTTAATGATGACTGAACAGGAATTAGAATTACTTATACATAAAGCAGCCCAAGAGGGAGCTAAAGAAGCTCTCAAGGAAGTAGGTTTGTCTGATGAAGAAGCCTATGACGATGTTAAAGAACTTAGAAGTTTACTAGATTCTTGGAGAGCTACTAAAACTACAGTAGGACAGACTATAGCTAGAATGGTAACAACAGCGTTACTGACTGCACTAGCGGTTGGTATTTACATGGGATGGGGAGAATAACTATGTTGACAGCACTACACGCACTACTAGAAAAACTTCAAGGATTTTTAACACGCACTAAAGATAAACTAGATGAACGCTCTAATTTAGATAATAGAGTATTAGTCTATGCAGGTGTTGTAGTCGTTATACTTCTTGGAATCGCAATAGCAATTTAAAGGACATAAATTATGATTGGACTTGTAGATAAATTAATTGGGCCTGTATCAAGTATCTTAGATAAGTTTGTAGAAGATAAAGATCAGCGTTCACTGTTAGCACATGAAATAGCAACCATGAGCGAGAAACACGCTCAAGCAACTATACAAGCTCAATTAGAAATAAATAAAACTGAAGCAGCACATAACAGTTTATTTGTAGCAGGATGGCGTCCGGCTATAGGATGGGCTTGTTGTTTGGGTATGGTCGGTAACTTTCTTATAATTCCATTTGCTAACTTTGCATTAGCATTAGCTGATACAGATATAGTTATACCATTAATTGATTTACAAACTATGATGCCTGTTCTTTTAGGTATGCTTGGTCTAGGTGGACTAAGAACTTTTGAAAAGGTTAAAGGTGTTCAAAGAGAGAAATAATTATGGCTAGAAAAAGAGCATACAAGAACAGAGTAGACTATCGTAAAGGTGGTAGAGTTTCTTATCAAATTGGTGGTATGACTGATGAAGATAGGCAAGAAGCTCTTGGAGCTATTGACTCAAATGTTAATACAAGAACTACGCCTACAGCTACACAACCTCAACCTAGTAATGTACCTACTAAATCTTTTACTCAGGCAGATGTAGATAAAGCTGTAGCTGATTTAAATGCAGGTAGAATAACTGCTGCTGCTCTTGCAAAAGAGTATGGTGTTACTGAAGATTATGTTAATCAAAACTTAGCAGCTATTAATACAGCTTCAGGCTATACACCTCCTGCTGCTCAAGCTGCATCTGCTCCGGCTGCTACAACTACTACCACTACTACTCCACCTGTTACTGCTGCTGAGATAGCTAATATACCTGCTGATGGTAGCTATACGGCTGATGAAACTCAAAAAGTAATTAATGCTCTTAATACTGGTGCTATAACTTCACAGCAAGCTGCTGATCAATTTGGAGTTACAGCAGCACAAGTAGAACAAGAATTAGCTAGACAAAATCAAACAGCAGATGTTCCTGATCCGTTTGCAGGTCAAGCACTTCCAAATGTTGCTAGTCAAAAAGCTATTAGAGATACTATTAAAGATGTATCTTTTACAGATGCAGCAGGTAAAGACACTTATGTACCCGGAAGTTATTTAAAAAATTATAATCCTGTTAATGTAAGTACTGTTCGTCCAGAACAAACTGCTACGGCTATAAGCACAGCAGGGACTATAACCCCTGATAGTGCTGTACAAAATCTTGATTCTTTTACGGGGATTACTGGTATAGACCCCGCTACTTCAGAAGCTATCACAAAAGCTAGTGGTAAAGTTAAAGAAGGCGTAGTTGATGGAACAATTCAAGCTTCTGATTATGAAGCTGTATTAGCAGGAGAACTAGCAAAAACAATTCCGGCTTTTGCAGGTGCGCCAACTAAAGCTGTAATGGATGAAATAAAAGCTTTAACATCTCCGGCTCAAGCTGCTCAAATTAGCGAAACTGAAGCTGCATCAAGAAGGGCTTCTGGTGTAGATTATGTTATAGATTCAAAAGCTTTTGTTCCTGAAGTTACTGGAACTGCTGTTACACTTTCAGATACTCCTGAAGCTGAAGCAGCTACAAGAGCAGCTATAACAGGAACTAAAGCTACTGGACAAGAAGCTCAAATTATAGATCAAGTAGGGTATACTGCTAGACAAAGAGTAGCAGTAACAGGTGAAGCTGCTAAAGGTGCTGCTGCAAATGCTATTGCTGCAACGGCTGAAATACCTCCAGATATAGCTGCTAATGTAGTGGAAGACCCTGCATCAGTAGCAGCCGTTGTAGATACTCAGCCTATAGAAGTTCAAGCAGCCATAGCTGCATTACCTCCTGAAGCATTAGTATCTGCACAAATGGAAACTTTATTAGGAGGCATGGAGTCTGGTAATATTCCTGCGTGGGCTAAACCTGCTGTATCTACCGTAGAACAAGGATTAGCTGCTAGAGGTTTAGGAGTTTCTACAGTAGGCAGAGATGCTTTATTTAATGCAATTATACAGACTGCATTACCTATCGCTCAAAGTAATGCTCAAGCTTTACAATCTAATGCTGCACAAAATTTAAGTAATCAACAACAAGCTAATTTAGAAGAGGCTCGTTTAGATGCTACAAGACGTTTAAGTAATTTATCTAATCAACAAACGGCTGCTGCACAGACGGCTCAGTTTGCACAGAATTTAAAAGTACTCCAGAGTCAACAAAACCAAGAAGCTGCTTTATTATCTGCTCAACAGCAACAACAAACTAGAACACAAAATTTACAAAATAGACAAAGAGCAGCAGAACAAAGTTCACAGAATCAACAACAAATTAATTCACAAGAACTTGGCAATGCTCAACAAATAGAGTTAGCTAATTTAGAAATAAAGAATCAAACAGAACAGCAAAACATGACTGCTGAAAATCAAGAGCGTCTTGTTGAAATGCAAGTAGCGGCTGATTTCTTATCTAAGAATGCTGCCTTTAAACAACAAATGGAAGTAGCTAATTTAAATGCCGATCAACAAATGCGGTTGGCAAATCTTACTGCTTTAAACCAAGCTGATGCACAATCTTTAGATAATAGACAAAGAACAGAATTAGCAAATCTAAATGCTAGAATGCAAAGTAATATTATGCAGGGTAGAATAGCTGCTCAAATGGGAGTAGCCCAACTTAATGTAGATCAACAAAGGGCTATTACTAATGCAGCTACTCAAGCAAGAATTGATTTAACTAAGTTTACTACAGAACAACAAGTAGAATTAGCTAATAGTCAATTTATGCAGAATACTACAATAACTAATATGAATGCTAGACAACAAGCAGCTATGCAAAATGCAACAGCTATGGCATCTTTAGATTTAAGTACAGCAGATTCTAGAACAAGATTAGCAATAGAAAATGCTAGAAACTTTTTACAAATAGATGTAGCTAATTTAAATAATGCACAACAAGCTACTATACTTGATACTCAAATGGAACAACAAAGATTATTATCTGATCAATCGGCTGCAAATGTAGCTAGACAGTTTAGTGCTACAGCAGATAATCAAGTTGATATGTTTCTTGCTACACAAAAAAATGCTATGGAACAATTTAATGCTAGTCAAACAAATGCTATGGAACAGTTTAATACTTCTGAAGCAAATAGATTAGCAGCTTTAGATGCAAATAACGCTTTAGATGTTGCTAGATTTAATGCACAAATAGAACTACAAGTGCAGCAGTTTAATAACAATGTAGAAAATCAACGAGATATTTGGAATGCTTCTAATACACAAGCAATAGAGCAAGCTAATACTAATTGGCGTAGACAATCTAATACAGCTAATACTGCTGCTATAAACGCAGCTAACGCTCAAAATGTACAGAATGCTTTTGCAATATCTACACAAGAGTTAGATTTTATATGGAACTCTTTAAGAGATGAGGCTACATTTTTAAGAAAGCAAGCACTTGATACAGCTAGTCAAAAAACAAATATGTATATTACTGCTATGAACAATGAAGCTAATACAGCTATAAATAGTTCTGGTGTTGCCGAAGGTGTTAAAACTTTAATTAATGAAATGTTTGAGTAGGAGTTTTAAATGGGATTCTTTAAAAAAATATTTAAAGGCATAGGTAAAGTCTTTAAAAAGATAGGCAGAGGAATTAAAAAGGTTGTCGGTAAAGTCGGCAAGTTTATGAACAAAATAGGTATTGTAGGTCAAATAGCTATGGCGTTTATACTGCCGGGAATAGGGAATGCCTTAATGAATGGTATAGGGGGTATTGCCTCCAGTATGGTTACTAATAGTTTAGGAGGCATTGGTGGTGCATTAGTTAAAGGTGCAGGTCATATTGTTAGTGCTGCTCATAAATTTGTAACTGTTGGCAAAAATGCTTTTAATACTGTAACTCAAGGTGTTACTAAATTTATAGGAGAGTTTGGTAAAACAGCTTTAAATAAAATACCCGGAGTTGATATAAAAAGTGCTTCTAAAAACTTTTTTGGAAAAGGAGGAGCTTGGGAAACAGTACAAAAAGATATAGTTAAAAATGCAGGTAATATAGCTAATCCGTTTAGAAAAACTGTTAATGTAAGAGAAGGTATGGATATAAAAGACCTTGTAAACAGCACTGGAGTTTCTAAAGAAAGAATACAAAATATGAATCTAGATTTAGATTTAGATAATCTTAAAGTTGGGGATACAATAAATTTTGATGCAGGAACTTTAGATGATGCAGTTGATCCTTTTACTAGAATAGGTTCTGATGTTGGAAAAGATTTTAGAAAGGCAGCAGTAGATAGTAGTGGAGCACCTCAAGATTTTATGAATACTGTTGAGCTTGATAAATCCGGTCAAGTAACAGCAGATAGTTTATTAGCTCCTAAACCTTTACCTGATACTTATACAGAAGCAGCAGTACAGGGCAGAGCGCAAGAATTTATAAATGCTCAATCAAGTGGAACTGTTGGTGCGCCTCCTCCCCCACCTGATCCTTCTTTAGTTAGTAGAATGAAAGATGAGATAACAAGCAGGTATGATTTTGATAAAGCTCCTATTGCTAGTACACTAACAGCAGTTCAAGATGTAGGCACAGCTTCTCAACTTATTGATCCTGAAACTCTAGAGTATGGAGGTTCTTATAACACTCCAATGTATGTAGGAGCAGGATCACAAGATATGGATGTTATGGTTCCAACAGCACAAAGAAATTTTCAGGCTTATTCAAATATGGGTCAGTACGGATCAACATCTAGAATATATGATAGTATTTTAATGAATCCTGTGTCTACTTGGTCTAGAGATTTATCATCTAGATTTTCATAAAGGTAATAATTATGTTAAGAGAAATAACAACTGATTTTGCAAATTATTCTGGTAGGATGAATAGGTCTGTTCCGGGCGAAGGAATGGCTAATGATCCAGATAATCCTTACCCATTTGAGGCTGCTCCAGAATTTACAGTACAGCGAGAAGCGTTAGAATATTTGTTTACCCTTATAACAGAAGAAGAAAGGTATGCAGATATTTTAATAGCTATTAATAACGATGTACCCATAATGGAGCTTACCCAAGTAATGCTATTCAAAGGTTTTACAGAAGGCAAATGGAATCCTGATTTAATGTTGTTATTAGCAGAACCTTTAGCGTTTATGCTTATTGCTCTTGCAGAAAGACAAGGTATAGATTATGTAATAAATAATGATGATGACGAAGAAGAAGGAAGACAAGTTAGTAAACTTAATACTAAAAATATAGAAAAAAGATTAAAAGATAAACAAGACAAAATAAAATCTAATAATCCTTTACCTCCAGAAATCACACAACTTATAGAAGAAGCACCCATAGTAGAACGTAGTTTATTAGACAAGCCAGAAGAACCTGAAGAAGCTAATAGCGATAGTCTTTTAGCACAGCAAGGAGTATAGGATGAGCGAAATAGATCAACTAGGTAGTTCTCTTTTAAACAGACAAAGAGCCACTAGAAAAAGAACTGAAAAAAGATTAAGAAGAGATACGCGAAATCAAGCTGTTCTTAACTTAGCTGCTAAAGGTGTGCAATTAGTTAATAGTGCATTAAAGAATCGTGCTGATACTTTTGTTAATAACAATGAAGATTTAATAGGTCAAAAAGTTCTTTATCAACAAGCTCTTAATGATAGAGATTCAATAATAACTAACTATAGTGCAGCTCAACAACACGCAGGTGGAGTAGAAGAATATTTAACAGAACAGTTTTTACCTGATGTAACTAATTCTTTAAGTTTAAATATTGACGAAACTCAATATACAGCAGATTCTATAGCAAAATTAGCTAGAACAAAAGCTAGAGAAGCAGCAAAAGAATATATGCCCCAGTTTCAAACAGCATATGAAGCAGCTTTAAAGCTTCCAGATATGGACGATTATGATGCTTTTGTAGCTACACAAACTAGAGGTAAGAAAGCTACTAATGTAGGTGGATACTTAGTAAATTCTGTTTTGCGTAATATTAATGAACAATCTCCAGAAGATACAGATAAAGAAATAGTAGATGCTGTATTAAATAGTAGGTTTGGGGATAATGCTCAAGCTGTTATAAATGCTAAAAAAGCTATGGATCAAGGTTATTCAATAGGTAAAGCTGAAAGGTTATCAGAGAGTATCGAAGATGTTAAAGAAAATGGTTTAGAATCTATAGGCGTTAAATTTATAAAAGCTGATCCAGTTGAAAAAGAGATAACAACTTTTGGAATAACAAGAAAAGTTACTGTAATGAATGTAACTTATTCTTTGCCGGGAGGAGGAGTTGTAACACAAGTAGAACCATTCTTTAATTTTAATAAAGAAACAGGGGAAAGAATTGAATCTGATACTGTATCTGTAGATGCTACAAAAGATTATTTAGCTTTTATAGCTGCTACAGGTAATCGTTCTTTTGAAGGCATTGATAGTATTACTCAAGAAGATGTAAATAAGTTTTCTAATTCAATTCAATATCAACCTTTAGACCCTGATGGTACTAGAGTTACTAACTATGGAGTATTTGGTCAACCCGGAAGAACTTTTTCTATAAAAGCAGTTGACATAAATGGCAACCTAAAAGGAGTTTATGTAGATAAATTTGTTCCTGATGAAATATTATCTGATAGTCAAAAGCTATCACAGATTAATGAAAAATTAGTAGAACAACAACAAGGTAATTTTCAAGAAACACTTAGAGATACTATTATTTCTACAAGTATGTTTGGTGGTCAAGAAAGCGCACTTTCCGAAGATATGATATTAGTTGCTTTTAGTGGCGATGCAGATGTAGGTGAAAAATTAATAGATGAAGATAGAGATGCAATTATTCAAAGTATTTATGATCCTGCAATGAGACGTTTAGCTGTTGATACTCAAAATTTAATAGAACAATTTTCAGAATTAGATGAAGCAGTAGCTAGAAGATTAACTAATGTAGCTGCTGTGCAAAGTATTAAATCAGGATTAAAAGATAACAATACAAAGTTTATACAGGATAGTACATTTTTAAATACAAAAGATTTTAAAAATACATTAATGATATATGGTGATGCTGCAATAGAAGAAGTTACTCCGGGTAATAGAATAGAAATACCTGTATCTGTTTATAATGAAATGGTTATAAATACATTAAATGAAGTTGAGCCTATTGAAAATGATATTCTTAATGATAATAGAAAAGAAGCAAGAAGATTATTAGCAGGAGCAGAAGAATTTAAAAACCATACTATAGCTGTTAGTGATGAGTTAGAAGAAGCTTTAAAGTCAACTCATAATAATACAGATGAAATTATAAGTTCAACTGGAGATGTTAGAGTTATTCATATACTAGAGCATTTCGATAGACTCGAAGCAGGACGAACAGGCGATAATAAAGTTGGAGCAGAAGTAACTCCAGAACCTCCAAAAGAAATTAATTTAGAAAATTATAGAGGAACTGTTTCTCCTGAAGTAAGAGATGTTATAACTCCTGTTATAGAAACTTTAGAAGCTAATGTAGAAAGAAATAGAACAAGACAAGAAGCTATATCCGCATATGTAAAAGAAGGAATGGATCAAGGTTTAAATGCAGCAGAAGCAAATAGATATGCTAAAGATAAAGTAGATTCAATGGGAGACAATATAGTACTCCCAAAGTAACTGAGGAAGCTTCTGAACCCACCGAAGTTTCCGATAATCAACAAGAGGATCAAGACATGGCTCAACCTTTTAGTGGCGGTAATATTTCTGAAAAACGTTTAAAAGAAATAACTTTACCTTCAGATACCGCAACATCTTTATTAATTAAAAGATTTGAAAACTTTACACCCGTAGCTAGTTTTGATGTTAGACAAAACACTAATGGCTTTGGCACAGAAGCTACATCTGCTAATGAAGAAATAACATTAGAAGAAGCTCAAGAAAGATTAATGGCTAGAATAAATAAAGATGCTGATTATATTAGAGACTTTGGAGAAAGATATAACTATAACTTTACAGATAATGAAGTTGCTGCTTTAAATTCTTTTATATTTAATTTAGGTCGTGGTGCTTTAAATCAAGTAACTGCTAATGGTACAAGGTCTAAAGAAGAAATAGCATCTAAGATGCTAGAGTATAATAGAGCAGGTGGTAAACAACTAGCAGGTTTAGTTAAGCGTAGAAAAGATGAACGAGATGTATTTGTAGGAGAAGCCATACTAGGCGGTGGTGATTGATGGGAAAAGCTAGGACAAAAAATATAAGTATTTTTGATAGTATAAAACCAGAAGATGTAAGTCCTCCCGATAAAAAAACATATGGACTAAGTACTAGTTATGCTACAAAAACTCATGCCGATCTTAGGCGTGACCCAAAGTTTCAGGAAGAGTCTGAAAAACTTCTTAGCTATTTAGCAGAGCAACAAGGAGCAGCAGAAGCTTTAACAGGAGGCTTAGTATCTAGTGATATTTTTGAAACTCTTAGAGATGAAGAAGGCCGTTTGCTTACAGTAGCAGATAGGGCTAGAGTTTTAAGAGATGCTCCAGAAGATATAAAACAAACCTATAGTTATTTAAGAAATGAGTTTGAAAACTCTAAACCCGGAAGTTATGGAGAAGTAGCTAAAGCAGTTTTTGATAGGGGAGTAGATTTATTTACTGACCCTGTTAATTTAGCTTTTGCTTTTTTAGCTCCGGCTGTAGGTAGTGCTGCAACAAAAGCATCTACTACTGCTTTGTCTAAAACATTATCTAGCGGTGCAGGTAAAGAAAGTGTTAGAAGAACACTAAACAATATATCGGCTGCTAACGTAGGTAAAGCTACAGCTTTTGAGGGTGCAGCGTGGACAGGCATAGAGAATGCAAACAGACAAGATATAAATATAACTACAGGAATACAAGATTCTTTTAGCAAAGGTGACTTTGGTTTATCAACAGTTGCGGGTGGTATATTTGGTGGAGCTTTAGGATACGGAGCTACTAGAATGTTTTCTAGAAGCAGCCCTAGTGTTGCAGAAACTCCAGTAACTACAAAGAAACCTTTGTATACTGAACTAGAATCATACACTCCATCTAAAACTTTAGAAACTGACGGAGATGTTGATGCAAACATTGAAGCTACTTTAACTGGTGTGTTTGATAATGTTAAATTAAGAACTGATAGAACGGGCAAACAATATTTTGATAGAAATAATAATCCTGAAGTAGACGGAAAATTATTAGATAGATTAGGAAAAAGTTTAAATAATCAATATGACGATATAAGAGTAGCTAATATTATTTTAGGTATAAAGGATACTATTTTTAAAAGATTAACACCTAGAGAAATTGATAGAGGTTTAAATATTGCTACAGGGCGAAGAGAAATACAAGTAAATGATATTGATCCAGAAGTTTTAAATTTATTTAATCAGTATGGTTTAACTAATAATGAACTTCAAATAGCTATTAGAGAAGTTAGAGATACATATATAAAAGATGGTCAAAGAACTGCAACTGGAAAATTAAAATCTGGACAAAAAGTTAAAGTAACTCAAAGAATAGATTTAACTGATGAAGACATTGGCAACCTTTCAGAAAAACTAGCAAGTGATATGGGTGGTGGTCAAAGAACTTCAGATGTTTTAGCAGATGCAATAAGAGAAGCAAATGCAACTAGAGGTATAAGTGCTAGTGCTAAAGAAAGTTCTATATTAAGCAGAACTTTAAATCAAGCTTCTAGATTAAATGCTAAATATGGTACAGGTAAAGTTGCAGGTATTCTTGATCCTTATGTAAACTCCGCGCCTAATGTAATAGGTTCCTTACAACAACGAATTACATCTTCTCTTTCTAACTCATGGAAAAGAGGAGAAGCAGTTATACGAGATACAAATGATTATGCAACTGTTTTTGATAGAGAGTTTGGAAGACTAGCTGCTCCTTTTAAAGATATATATGAACCTGTTTTAACTTTAGCTAAAGGTAATTATAAAGAAGAAGTAGACCTTTTATTATCTAATGCAATTAGAACTGGCGATATGCGTGAATTATCTAGAAAAACGCAACATTTAAGTAAAGATGTTAGAAAAGGATTAGTAAACATAGTAGATTTTTCTAGAAACCAATTAAAAGAAATAGGCGATGAGTTACAAGCAAGAGGATTTGTAACTAATTTAGTAGATAACTATTTACCTAGACTTTGGAAACGCTCAGAAATTGAAGCAGATAAAGATAACTTTATTAATCTTTTAGAAAAGAATGTTGCGTTTGAAGGAGATGCAGCCGCTAGAAGAAAGGGTGCTGAAGAATTATATGAAGAATTACTAAACATAAAGTATCAGTTAGGTAATGAATCTGGTACAGGTATGAACAGTTTTTTTGCTAGAAGGCAATTAGTTTTAAAAGATGAAACTGCATTTACTAAATATTTAGATAATGATTTAAATAATGTAATGATAAGCTATCATAGATCGGCTGCTAAAAGTTTTGCTAAAGATAGTGTATTTAATGCAAGAAACTTAGAAGAGTTTAGAAGCAAATGGATTCCTGCTATGCAAAAAGAAATGCAGGAAAATGGAGCAGGTGCAGATATTATTCAAAAAGCTGAAAGAGATATGATAGCTGCTTATCAAAATATTACAGGAGAAGGTTTAGATAGATTTGGGGAAACAACTCAAAAACTTGCAGACAGTTATATGTTAGCAAATAGAATGGCTTTATTACCGCTATCAACCTTATCAAGTCTTACAGAGATATTTATAAATATTTCAAAGGCAGGGCCAAGTACTGCGTTTGCAGCTTATAGAGATGCAATATTTAATGGCTCTAAAAAAATGTACGATGACTCATTAAATGGTTTAGAAAAATCTTTTAACATGACCAGAAAAGAAGCTATGGCAGAGCTTAACTATATGGGTATTGCATTAGATCAAGCCTTTGCTGACTATGCTGATAGACTAGGAGGAGATGCTTTAGCTAGTCCTACTATGAGAAAGATTAGTAATAAGTTTTTTAGATTTACATTACTAGATCAATGGACAAGAGGAGTTCAAACAGCTTCATATATAACAGGTAAAAGATTAATAGCAGAAAATTTAGAAAGTATTGCAGCACATATGCCATTAATACAAGCCGGAAAAACTTCTAGAAGAGTAGAGCGACAAATAGCAGAACTTTCTGATCTTGGTATAGATTATAATGAAGGAGTAGATTGGATAAAAAGAGGGGCAAGTGTAGACGATAGATTTTATTCTAAACTAAAAGAAAGTGCAGGTGTCTATACTAATGAAGTTATTTTAAATCCTAGCGCACAAGCAGGTATAAAGCCTATGTATATGTCTAATCCTAAGACAGCTATACTAGGTCAGCTTCTTGGATACCCTGCTGCATTTACAAATACTATATTAAAAAATGTTGTAAGAGAATCAGTAAGAAACCCTGAAACTTTTTTAACTCAACATATACCTGCTGCTGCTATGATGACAGGTGTAGCTGTACTAACTAATGCTATAAGAACACAAGGAGAATCTTTAGAGGAAGACCCTGAAAAAGTTATAGGTTCATCAATAGCTAGATGGGGCGGTAACGGTTTACCCGCAGATATGTTTATGAGAGGCAGAACTGCTGCACAAATTTATCAAAGCCCTACAGCTTATGTTACTGGACTAGGCCCAGTATGGGGTGACACGTACAAACTTATAACAAGTGGAGATATATTTTCTATTTTAGGGCAAAAGGTTCCGGGCTATGGAGCTTTTAATGCAGTCTTTGGAGCCTCTGAAGTTACTGAAGATTTTCCTGCTGAATATAGACAATTCCTTAGAGATATAGATAGAGGCTTTCAAGACGTTTCTGTTCCTCCACAGGAGTCTACACCTAGAAGAGACTTTAAAAAAGGCGGTGAAGTTTATAATGTAATGCAAGCTCCAATAGAACCTGATGAACGTATAGATAAAATGACAGGATTATCTTATGATATACAAGCAGGGGAAGCTTTCATAGATGAAGAAGATCGTATGTTTAAAAAAGAAGGCGGTATAATAAAAAATATTATAAGAGAAGGAGCTAAACTATTAGGCTTTGATGATGACAGACAAGTACAAATTACTGCTGATGCTGTTGACTTAACAAATCAAATTGTTCCTTATAATAAACGAGTAGGTGTCAAAAGAGTTATACCTATTAATAAAGAGGTTCAAGGCCCACCAGAAAAAGAACAGTCTAATCCTTATACTGCTGCACCAACTAAAAAAGTTAATGCAGAATATAAAATGACTACTGATCAATTAAGAAAAGCAAAAACAAATAGAAATCAATTTAAAATTGATGGTGATGAAGAAGTTTTTGATATAGTTAATCATGCACTATTTGGATATGAATCAGGCGAAAACATTTATAGTGCAGTTGGCGGTCAACTAAAAGAACTTTTACAGGGTATAGAAAGAACAATAGATGCTCCTCCAGAGTTTAAAAATACAGCATATAAAACAGAATTAAAAGATGCTTGGAATAATCAATGGGGAATAAATCAAAGACGTAAAAATTTAAGCAGAATTGAATTTGATATGAATCTTGCTCAAGCATTAGCAAGAACTAAACAAAAACTGCAACGTGGCGAAAAATTAATAATAGGTGAAGATTTAATAATTAATCCTGAAGATGCTTATTTTCCTTTTCCAAATGGATAATTAAATAAGAGGTATTTAATATGAGATATTTACTACTAGTTGGGGCTATGTTGTGTAGCTCTATGGCTCATGGAGCACCTACTTATGTAGATGATGTAGCTGAAATAATAAATAATAATTGCGTTGTGTGTCATCGTGATGGTGGTATTGGCCCAATGCAGTTTGAAACCTATGATCAAGTTAGACCGTGGAGTCCTTTGATACAACTTAAAGTTGCTAACAGAGAGATGCCTCCATATGCCTATGATCAGGGTATAGGAATACAAGAATTACATGGTGATTGGAGGCTCTCAGAGGCCGATATAGCCACGATAGTAGAGTGGGTGGATACCGGATCAGAGTATGGAAATACTGATATTGTAGTACAACCTCCGGCCCTCTCAGACCCCGATCAGTGGAACTTCTACGGAGAGTTTGGAGAGCCTACAATGGTTATTCCTTCTACTCCTATAGATATACCCGCCAGTGGCAATGACCTATGGCACAAACACAATGTAGCTAGTGGATTGACAGAGGATAGATGTATTAAAGCTATCCAAGTTAAACCGAGAGGCGATGCTAAGAGTGTAGTGCATCATGCCAATAGCTCCGTTAATGTTGATGGTGAGAGGTATGGGATGCTTACAGAGTATGCTATGGGTAAGTGGGGCGAGATAGTACCTGAAGGTGTCTGTCGTACTATACCTGCTAACTCTGAGATAGCTTGGGACATTCATATGTTCCCCGGTGGTTTAGGAGCTATAGCACCCGGAACTATTATTGAAGATAATGTTGTAGAGATAGGACTATGGCTATACTCTCCAGAGGAATCTAAAGCACTTACATACACTCAAGACCTCAAGCTTTACAGGATAAGCGATCAAGATGATATTGTTATTCCTCCTCATGGTTATCACATGACTCAAGGATTCCACTCCTTTGATCACCCTGTTCGCATTGATTCATGGCAACCTCACGGACACCTAAGAATGAACGCAGCAAGCTTTGAAATCTTTTACCCTGATACTGGAGTAACAGAGCAGATTAGTCAGGTATCTAACTGGAGTGCAACATGGCATCACAGTCACATATATGATCCAGACTTTGCACCTTTGATTCCAACAGGAGCAGTACTGGTTCTTAAACAGTGGTACGACAACACTGAAGATAATCCTAACAACCCTGATGCAGATCAGTGGGTTTATGGAGGCAGTAGAACAGGAGATGAAATGACTCACGCTTGGATAGCAGTAACCCATCTTGATGAAGAAGGCTACCAAGAAATTTTAACTGAAAGAGAAAATAGGAGAATGATAGCCGGACAATGAAAAGACTATTAATAATAATTTTACTATCACTTACAGGATGTTCTTTAAGCGAAATGAGTATGCAGATGTCAGATTATCCTGAGTGGAATTGGATGGATCAACAATTATATATGCAAAACGTAAGGATTTGCAGAACTATGGATCACTGTGCTGCTGAAAATTTATTTAGAAGATATTAAATTGAGGAGAGGCAGTAATGGTAGAAGTTACAGTAGCTATTGCTGCTGCCTCAAGAGCAGTCACCATAATCAAAAAAGGTCTTGCATTAGGTAAGGACACCCAAGAGTTATCATCTCAGTTTGCACAATTTTTTGATGCAAAAGACAAAATAGATAAAGCTAAAGCAGATTCAGATCATGCACCTATAGGTAAGAAGGTGTTTGCTGCACAGTCTGTAGAGGCTTATGCGCTTGAGGTAGCACTGGCAGAACACAAAGCAAAAGAATTAGAGAAACAATTAAGAGAACTATTTGTATACTCAGGACAAGCTGACGTTTACAAATCCATGATGAGAGCTAGACAAAAAGAAAGACAAAGAAGATTAGTAGTTGCAAGAAAAATAGCAGAACGTAGAAAATTTTTATTAGACTTAACACTAATAGGCACAATGATTATTTCGGGAATGATGTTTTTAGGATTTATAGTTACGTCAGTAATGGGGAGTTAGTATGTTAGCACTGTACACGGAAGATCAACTAGGAGCAGCATACCAGATATATGCTAGAACACACGCTGCTAGAGGACTAGACATAGTAGACTTTGAAACCTACAGAGAAATATTTGAGACTCAATTTATAGCTATGTCAGAACCTCATAAAATATTTGATGGTAAGGAGAAAACGCACTAACAATGTCTCCAAAGAAACTAGAACTACAGTCTAAGTACGAGAAGTTTGATCTAAACAATGATGGCATCATCAGTGATGAGGAACTAGATCGGGCTAAAGAAATGGTAGACTTAGAACTAAGAGAAGAAAAGTCTGAGGCTCAAAAGATGATGGCTTGGTTAGCTATCATTATCATGGTAGTAACTACGGTAGTTTTATTTACGCCCCTCATATCTGATAGTAGAGTGAATGCTCTGTCAGATTTGTTGGGGCTTTTTTATTTTTCTATGTGTGGCATTGTCGGTACATACATGGGGGCTACCGCATTTATGCACCACAAAGCTACTAAGTAATTGTGGTTAAGTTTTTAACTTCTTTTTCTATGTAATCGTGTAGCCCCTCTAGTTTAAGAAATCCTTCTTTAATTACTTTTTGTATAATAGGGATTTCACTTTCTGGAAATACTTTACCTATATCTTCTATTGGTAGATATTTAAACTCAGATAAAATATTTCCATCTCTAGCTAAAAACACTCTAAAAGAAACAAGATTCCCTTCTTCTTTGCTGTCCATATTTATTACCCCTCTACTGCTATTCCTTTAAATTGAACAGACTCCATGCTGCCCTTTAGACCGCCCTTCATATAAGTTGTTGCTCGGCCTTCAAAAAAGTTTTGATGTTCTACTCCTAGTACATCATCTATCCAATCAATAGGGTTATCCTTTACCCCAAAGTTAGTTTTTAATCCTAGCTGCAACAGTCTCCTGTCTGCTATATATCTTATATACTCTTTCATTTCAGATTTAGTAAGACCTTGTATGTCTCCCATTTGAAATACTAAATCCAAAAACTTATCTTCCAGTTTAACCATCTGCCTACAAACAGTATATATTTCTTTCTTAAAGTCATCTGTCCAAAGGCTAATGTTTTCCTGCATAAATTCTCTAAAGAGTTTAGTCATTGCTTCTACATGAAGAGACTCATCCCGAATACTATAAGTAACTATCTGCCCCATACCTTTCATTTTACCAAACCGGGGGAAGTTTAAAAGTATTGCAAAGCTACTAAACAGTTGAAGCCCCTCAGTAAACGCTGAATAGATCGCTAAGTTTTTAGCAATAGATTCTTTGTTATTTATTTTTAATGGAGAGCTACTTATGTATTCATGCTTGTCAGCCATAGCCTCATACTCAGCAAATGCCTTATACTCAATCTCAGGCATCCCTACAGTATCTAACAGTAGACTATAAGCGTGTTGATGTATTGACTCCATGTTAGCAAACGAAGACATCATCATCCTAGACTCAGGCTTTTTAAAGACCCTCATGTATCTATCTATATATCCTGATGCTACATCTACATCTGATTGTGTAAACAATCTAAATATTTGTGTAAGTAAATTCTTTTCCGTGTCATCCATCTCTTGCCAATCTTTCACATCATTGTGAAGCGGAACATCTTCTGGCAACCATATCATTTGATTTTGTTGAACGTAATAATCAAACATCCACGGATAATCAAAAGGTTTATAGTAATCTCTAGTTCCTAGTAAGCTCATCTATCTCATACTCCCAATAGTCTATTATCATACCTTTAGGTATAACCATTATTGCATTAACGTACTCTTTGTCTTTGTCATTGTGGTACATATCGGTAGCTAATATCAATTCATTTTCATTATCAGATACTAACCATCCAACAGTAGAACGAGACACAGCTTTTAATTTTTTAGCTTCAGATATTAAAACATCTTCAGTATCAATCCAAGCATCATCCCATTTTACTTCCACAATTTTACCCTTCACAACTTAGACACCCCTCTTCTTCTAAATTAATTTTAGGAATTTTTATATTAACATTCTCTGTATTACGGGCAGCATTAGATCGCAAGTAATATAAAGATTTAAGTTTATGTATTCCCGCCCAGTGTACATCATTTAGATACTGTAAAAAAACATCATGGGTTTCTTGGTCAGCTTCTATTGATGGGGTCTTAAAAAATAAGTTTACGCTTTGGCTTTGGCAAACATATTTTTGTCTCATAGCAGCGTGTTCTATTATCCATATCTGATTTATTTCAGGAGCAGTTTTAAACATCTCTTTTTGTGCATCTGATAATATATCTAAATGTTGTACTGATCCTTCATGTGCTGCTATATCTTTCCATATCTCATCACGTTTCTTTTTACTGGGTACAAGCTCAAGTAAAAGATCGTCTAAGTATTTGTTTTTAACTTTAAAGCTGCCTGTTAAAGTCTTGTGTGTATATACATTAGCCCTGTTAGGTTCTATAGAGGGGCTAGTACCGCCACATATAATAGAGCTAGAAGCATTAGGAGCTATAGCAAGTAAGTGTGCATTACGTTTACCACTACCCTTCATATCAGGGGCTTCCCCTCGTTCTTCTGCAAGTTTCCTAGTGGTAGCAGAAGCTCTATCCTTTATGTAAGAAAACGCTTTGTTATTAAAAGAAGATGCGTACATACTTTCAAAAGCTATATTGTTCTTCTGTAAATAACTGTGGAATCCCATAGCTCCAAGTCCCACAGACCTTTCACGCATAGCAGAGTAAGCTGCTTTACTGTAACCGCTTTGTCCTGCAACGCCATCAATAAAGTTTTGAAGTACATTATCTAGCATAGTTATAAGATCAGGAATAAATGTATCTACTTTAGACCACTCATCAAAATGTTCTAGATTAACACTAGACAAACAACAGACAGCAGTTCTTTCTTCATTGGTAGGTAAAGTTATTTCAGAACATAAGTTACTTTGTTTAATCTCTAACCCTAGTTTCTTTTGTTCTTCTGGTAGAGCAGCATTACAATTATCTATATTAATTAAGTAAGGCTCTCCAGTTTCCATACGAGTCTGTAGTATTTGAAACCATAAGTTTCTAGCAGATACTATCTTAACTGCGGTATTAGTTTTAGGGTCTATTAGTCTCCACTCAGAATCTTTTTCTACTGCATTTAAAAACTCTTTAGATATATTGACAGCGTTATGTAAGTTCAAACATTTTCTATTTAAATCACCGCCAGTGGTTTTCCTCATGTTTATAAATTCTTCTATCTCAGGATGAGATATATCCATATAAGCAGCATAGCTTCCTCTTCTTGTAACGCCTTGATTGAAAGCTAACATCTGAGAGTCTACAACGTGCATAAATGGTATTGATCCAGTAGACCTGCTACCGTTAGAAGTGTCCACACCATTGCTCCGAATATCACCCCAATATCCACCGATGCCTCCACCTCCACTTGCAAGCCATATGTTCTCATCATAGTGAACAGAAAGACCATCCCTTGAATCAGGTACATAATTAAGAAAGCAACTGATAGGTAAACCGCGAGAGGTTCCCCCGTTAGAAAGTATAGGAGTGCTGAAGCTGAACCAAAGATTACTAGCGTACTCGTAAAGTCTCTGTCCAAGATCAAAGTCAGTATTCCCCATATAAGTTCCACCAAATATACTGGCACGAGCAAAAGCCTCTTGAGCATGAGTTTCTCCTTCCCATAAGTATCTATCTCTTATGGTTTCTTTTGTAAAAGTATTTAATAAATCTTCCTTGCCGTAATCTATCCTTATCCCTAAGTATGGCTGAACTCCAATCTTCTCAGTCATTTAATTTCTTCTCCTTCTTTTTTATAGGTTGTTTCTTAGGTTTAGGTTTTATTGAGTTCTTTTTTCTGTTGTACCTTTCGGTTCTTTCAGCTTTCCGATCCCACATTCTCGTTTACCTTCTCTATAAGTTTGTCTAAATACCAACGAGCTTTACGCAAGTCTTTTATATTATCTTTGTATTTAAACCGCCAAACATATTTTAATACATTGCCTCTTAAATATCCTTCAAACTCTTCCTGAGTAGAAGCAGCTTCTATTGCTTCAATACATTCAATCTTGCCATTATTATAATGACTAGGATGATTTACTTCATCATTCGTTTGACTGTTCCAAAGGTCAGCAAGAAAAGATTTTCCTTCATCTTTTTTTGTTGTTTGTGTGTTCATATTAACTTCATTCCATTCTTGAGGTGTTATATTATCAATACTCATAGTGTCTCCTATTCACTTTCAATATTTAAAGTATTATCTTTACGATAGTTTATGTCTATCCACTTATCAGGTAATGAGTCTTCACTATACCAATCAAATCCATTTGCGGAAGCCCATTCACCATGACTTCTTTTAGTGCCATCCTTTCTTCTTTTAGCCTGTGGCATTGGAGCAGAAGGATTGGCAAACAAAAATACTAATGAAGTATTGGGCGGTAAAGCCTTTTTAATCCATATGTATTTACTGTATTCTGCAAAGTCCCAGAATCTACCTTTAGCTTCTAAAAGAATTATTTGATTACCCATAATTCTAACAAAGTCAGGTTCGTAAACGTGCTCAATTATATATGATACTTGTTTAGTATGATGATCCCATTGTTTAAGAAGACCGTTATGAAGTTCATGTTCCCAATTAGAATCATAACTAGGAGGAACATTCTTTTCTTTAGGCCGTTTAACTCTAGGCTTTCTAAATCCTTTGCGTACTCTTTTTTTGGTCAATGTCCTTTAACCTCACTTTGTCAACGTCCATATTAGTTTTCTTTACTAAAGCTTTGATTCTCTTAACAGTCCACTTAAAAGAGTAAGCACTCAATCTCATTTGTTTGTTAGCAAAGATGTGTGTTTGATGTGATAGGTACGAAAGTATATTACGTTCGTTTATATCTTTAGATTGTTCTTCAGATACTAAAGTCTTAAACCACTCTACTAGTACAACTTTAGATTGCTTCCGTATCTTCTTGCAAGTTTTTGAATTCATGGTCTAGCTCCTGTACTTTAGGTTCTACTACAACTTTAGTAAGAAAAGCGTAGCCTTTAGAGTATTGAAAGATTCTTAAACCTTTACCATTATTAGAATCTTTATAGCACTCAAACTTATGTGGACACCAAGCACAGTTTTTGTGTAGCTTTTCATTACCTTTAACTCCATCAGGTATAGTGTTATAACAATATTCTGCCGGAGGATTTGAATCTTTTAATGCTTTATCTATAGCTTTAATTTTATTTCTTATGTTTGGTTTATCTAAATCTTCTGGTTGATAGAAACAAAGCTCACCGTTCTCTTTATTGATAACAAGAAGACCACCATTACTTGTACCCTCAGACTCTTCATAACCTGCAAGCTGTCCTAGATAACCAAAAGGATCATCATCTCTTAGCGTTCCGTTTTTAAATTTGTTAAATGCAAAGCCTGATGCAGTTTTAATATCAACTACTTCATCATCTATTATACAATCTATATGCCCTGATACGCCATCAACAACAACTTCTTTTTGTTGCCCTGTTAAATCGTGACCAGATATAATTACAAATAATTTAACTAACTCTTCTAGCATATGACCGTAAAGAAATTTAATTTGTGTATGAGGACTAGGTTTAGAATCAGAGTGTGTATTTTTATATTTATTATCAAACCATAAACGTCTAACAGGTTTACCAACATTAGACATTCTAATATTAAAGTTAGAATCCCTGTGAGTTGGGTTAGCCCAAGATCGAAGCGCAGATTCCATAGCTTTACCAAATAATTCTATTTGATATTCAGATATATCTATAGCTTCACCATCTGATAGAGGCTCTATAGTATTATATATATCTTCAATTAAATTATTCATTCTTTATGCCTCGGAAATTTTAGTTTTCTGGTTCTTGGATTATAATATAATATTTGAATGTTATTATCTATTTGTTCTTTTGTTCTTGAATGGCTTCCATGTCCTTTACTTCTATCGCCCTCTGTTTTAACATCTATTAGCATAAGTTCTCCACTAGAAGGTTTCCATGCTATCATATCTACCATACCATCACATCCTGCATTTGTGAACACCTCATATCCTTGATCCCACAACCATGTAACTGCATAGTATTCTGCTAAATCACCAGTTCTACTTGGTGAAATAGTATTTAATTTAGTTTCATATTCTTTTACTAATTTACAATCTGGAAATATTTTTAATTGCTCATCAATGTGTTTCACTCCAGTTATCTCCTATATGATACTCACCATCTAAAGGACACTTCATATCAAACTGAAGCCCTGCATTTTTAATTGCTAACACACCTAGTTTACCTACTTGCTGTGCATCTTTTTCAGCTACTTCTATCTGCCATTCATCATGTATGTTAGCGACAAAGTGGGCATCAAGATTATGTTCTATAATGTATTGGTTTAAAAGCTCTAAAGCTTTCTTCATTACTATACTACCACCGCCCTGTAATAAAGCATTGAGGGCTGAGTGTGCTGATCTAATATAAATCTTACGACCATCTAACCCTTTGATGAAACCTTTTGCTGCTGCTCTCGTAACTCTGTTTTTAAGAGTTCTAAGTGATGGGAGATTATCAAGGAAACGTTGTTTAAGTCTTTGACCATCTTGTTTGCTTCCTCCAACCACGCTTCCAATTTTTTCATTTCCCGCTCCGTATATGAAGGCGTATATAAAAGTTTTTGCCTGATTTCTAGATTTAAGTCCTGCAATTTTTTGATTAGCGGAGTGTATGTCTCCGTGTAAAATTTCATCAGTGAACTCCTTATCGTTCATATAATGTGCAAGCATCCTAAGTTCTAGCCCCGAAGCATCTATACCTACTAGGTTATAACCTTTGGGTACTATCCAACAAGCTCTGCAATCTTTTCCGTAAGGAGAGCTAGAACTAGGAACTTGTGCAAGGTTAGGTTCTCTATGAGTCATACGCCCTGTTATAGTTCCATTAGGATTAACAAAGCCGTGAACTCTACCATCATCATCTGCATTATCTAACCAAGATTTAATTTGAGCTATACGTTTTTGGTACATCAAATAGTCAGCTATAAGTTTAGCTTGAGGTATAGAATCTATTCTTTTAAGAGTTGATTCATCTACAATAGGCTGACCAGTGGGAGTAAACTTACTAGGTTTCCAACCAAACTTCTGTAAGTATTCTCCTATTTGTTTTCTAGAACCTAGATTAAACTCTGTTCTACTAATTCTTGCGACTTGATCGTGAGCTTCTAAAGCATCATACTCATCAGAGTTTAACCTATACTTAGTACCATCAGAAGCTACAGCCATCCTAGATAGTTTACCTGCTTTAGTTTTAACAGGATAAAGAATTAAAGTATGTTCCTCTGGCTTAAATTCTTTATGTACTTCTGCAACTGTAGCATCTAACTTATCTTTTAATGTAGCCAACAAAAGCGTAGCAAACTTAACGTCTAACAAGAATCCCTTATCTCTTTGTTTAGTTAGTATACCTGCTATGCTTTGTTCTAAGTTTATAGAGTCTCTAGAAAACCCATGCTTTTCTTTACTCAAAGCATCATAAACTCTTTTGTTAAGTAGTACATCACGCTCACAATACTTAACCATATCAATAGAGAATGTTTGATAATTATTAAACTCTATCTTAGGGCAATCTAATCTAAAACCCCAAGACTCAAGGCCATGATTACCCTCTCGTACTGGATTGAATAATCTAGAAAGAACTAAAGTATCTATTAGTTTTTTGCCGGACAAATCAACGCCAGTAAGTTTCTTCAGTACAGGTATATCAAAACCTATAATATTATGACCTATAAGTTTGTCAGCATCCTGTAAAGCTTGAAGACCCTTATCAAGTTTGTCACCCCAATAAGAACAAACGTGTTCTGTATCGACATCACAGGTACTTAAACACCAAATCTTAGTGGCATTTAAGTCATCTGTTTCTATGTCAAATACTAAAGAGGTCATAACTCTACTCCATCATCTTCAAAGTCTGCGGCATCTAACTCTTTAAGTCTACCAGTATCCTGATCGTACAGCAAATGAGTAGCCATACCAACGTCACCAGTATATCTAGATTTAAGTATCCGCATATGAGTTGTTTGAGAATCTATAGGATCATCAGACTGTTGGTTACGCTCAAGAGCTATAACACAATCAGATAGCTGAGCGATAGACTGAGAACCTCTGAGGTGATTGAGTCCTACTGTCACTCCATTCTCATGTCCTCTATTACCTTCAACCCTTCTTAGATGTGAAACTAATATCATACCCGCCCCTGTTTCTTCAACGATAGATCGTAGCTTAGTCATAATACTATCTATGGTTCTACGTTCATCGCCCTCAGTGGTAGCTGATACAAGCATATGTAAGTGATCTACTACTACCCACTTACAGTCACAACCTATAATCATAAACCTAATCTTACTAAAGATTTCGTCTATATCATTAGAGCCAAAGTGAGCATGAATCCACACTCTACCATCACTATAAATTTTATTATAAATTTCATCTAAATATTTTTGATCATAGCCTTCTCTAACATGATCTATATACAGTCTATCATTAGCCTCAATAGACATAAGACAATCCAATGTTCTCATATCATGTTCTTCAAGAGCTACGATTCCTACATTATCTTGAGTCTGAGTTATAAGCCAATGCTCTAGCTCTCTGGTAATACTAGATTTACCTAGACCAGTGCCACCAGTTAGGGTAACTAGCTCACCTGATCTAAGGCCATAAAGCTTTTGATTTAAACCTTCCCACGGATAAGGGACAGACTCTTTCTTTTCTCTGTTAAAGTATTTCTCTTTTAAATCTCCGGCATTAACCACACCGCTAGGAGTATATATCTTAGCACTCCACCAAGCGGTAGTATAAGCTTTGGGACTGCCTTTGCGTAGCATATCATTGGCATCTTTAAAGTCCTCTGGTAAATTCATTATCTTAGCTTTACCCGGACTTAATATCCTAGCTACCTTCTTAGCTGCATCCCTGCCCGGTTTATCATTATCAAAATTAATTACAACTGTGTCGAACTTCTCTAGGAACTCAAGAGATTGTTTAACATCTTTGACTGCACCACCCGCCCCATTCTTAACAGAAACTACAGGCCACTTGGAGCCAAGCAATTCGTATGCTGCCATTGCATCACACTCACCCTCAACAAGAGTTATAAACTTACCACCTGATTGACATAGCTGTTCACCAAACAATCCACTACCTTGTCCAGTTCCTTTCCATGTAAACATTTTGTTTTGTTCTCTTACTTTATAACCTACAATTTCATTGGCTATATAATAAGGATAAAGATGTTTAATTATTTCTCCTTGTAAGTTCTTTACAGCTTTGACTCCAAAAGTCTTAGCTGATTTTAAAGATATACGCCTATCAGTAAGAGCTATAAACTCTCCTTCTGCATTATTCATAGCATTATTCCTGTAAGGTTTAATGTCTACAGGCTGTTTACAAAAATCATTTTCAGGAGTAAAACTACTTCTACAAGATGACTCATAGTTCTTAAAGTACTTTGTGCAACTAAAACAATAGCCTGACCCGTCATCATTTACTGAGACAGGATCACTCCCCCCACACTCAGGGCAGGGTAAATGATACTTAGCAAATCCCATATCTAATCCTCTTTATCGGGCTGAACGTATGCTTCGTTTACATCCGGTGTAGAAGGATCATCAGCTTTATATTGTCCTGTAGCAGTCCTCGCTCTTTCAGGTTTAATAAGTGTATCATCATTACATTCATTATCTATAATGCTTTGGCGTAATGATTGTAATGCTTCTCGTTGTATCATAACTCTATCACTTAAATCAGACAGTTCAGTAACAGCTTTCTGTGCTAATTTAAATTTTAATTTACCTTCATCGCTGAAAAGGGAGACATTAAAGTCTCCCTCGTCAGTCCTGAATCTTGGAGTTTCAGGAGTTACATTCATAGTTCATCATCCTCTTCTAAAGATTCTTCGACATCAAACTCATCACCTGCTTGATTGTAGGATACTAAGTCAAGAACTTGTACAGCTTGAAGATCAAGACCCTTAAAGGTTTGTCCTTGTCGCTGAACTTCCCACTCCTTGTATTGAACATTACAGGTTGATCCATTACCTACTGATACATCTATTTCATTCTTAGATTTATCAAATAGTTTTGGAGCCGGACGAGTCATACCATTCGGGCCATTAACCTTTCTTTTAATAACAACTGCTTTACCGTTCTCAGTTTCTTTTACTTTGAAGCCACGCTTCTCAAAGTCACTAGCAGTATTGTTATCCAATAATACATTAACTGTATATACTGGTTCATAGGTTGTGTTTGGGACAGTTATAGAAGCCCACTCTACTTTGCAGTTTTTAAGTACCGCCATATGTTATACCTCCATAGGTATGTTGTTGATAATTCTATTAAATTAGACATCCTTGTCTGTGTTTCTTCCTTTATGCTTTATATAACCTTTCTTTGATTCCTTATATTGATCTGAATGTATCATAGATTTGTTGAACTTCCTAGCATTTTTAGCTACAGGATTACTTTTAATTAATTCATGTGGAGATTTTCTACGCATATCATCTTCCTCGTATCTATCTACGATCAACCGAACTGCATCTACATATGCTATATCTTTTTGAGATTCATAAGGTAATCCTTCTAAAGTATCTAGAAGTAATCTTAAATCATCATAAGTTTTTTTCTGTATCATTATGGATTTTATCCCAAGTACCATCCATATAAGAATCTATCATAAGATAAATAACTATGTCAACAAAAAGAATAAGCATAAAAAATACTGAACCTAATATCATTTGATAGCCCCGCAAACTCTATTTCTTTGGCTGCTAGTCATTACTAATCTTTGACCATCTGAATATGTACAAGGAGTACACTTTTGTATTTGACCTCCAGAGTTTACATAGGCTTTAATTTGAACTTCTAATTTTTTACTAAGTTCTCTTTTGTTTTCTACAAACTCTTCTTTTTTGTGGTTCTTTCTACTAAACAAAAAGTTTCTGTCACTTGTTAAATTTTTATGTCGTTGCTTTGCGCTCATTAAAATTACCCCACTCATATTTATCATCATTAATATTTATATTTGTTTGCATTTGAAAATTACCAGTATCCATGATCTCTATCTCTAATAGTTTAAAGTCAGTATCATGTTTATCTTTCATAAGCTTTTGAATATACTCAGCATTTTTTTTATTTATATAACACAGCTTATGCCTATCTTCTATAAAGTTTGATGCCTGTACAGTGGCTAACATATATACATTCATTATATCACATCTCCAGTATCTTTAGTTACAAAGTTGCCTGATCTTTTTTCATAGAATACACCAAGAGCCTCAGTAATTTCATTAAAAGCTTTCTGCCATTCTATGTCATCAGGATCATAGTCTGAATAGTTAAGCATTATCTTTAGTGCTTCATTGATCTTCATATTTATTCTCCAAAAAAACGGGGGGTTTTTACACCCCCCAAAGGACTACACCACACGCACCGAAATTAGACTGCTATTTTAAAACCCCAGTTATCTTTATTCAAGACCTTTTGAACTTTATTTTCTCTAGTATGTTGAATACTAGCAGAGTATGTAGGAGCATTAGACTTTGAAACATGAGTAGCCCAATCAGTAAGAGTATTGTAAACACCCCAAAGATTTTGTCCTAAAGCTTTTCTGTAATGAGTATTCCAACGATCCCAAAGATGTATAAAATTTCTATTACTTTTAATATGCTCATGTTCAGTAAAATGTATACCGTCTACATACTCTATAATCCCATGATTACCTTCAGCTTCATGGTTACCCATATATTTGTACAAAGCATTAGCAATCTCAGGTTTCTGAACTACATCTGCAAATATGTGTAGAGCTTTATAATTATTACATTTAGTATTATGCCACTTATGCCATAGCTCAGATTGCTGCATAAATATTGGAACTGCTTTGGTCATAACATCAGCAGCATGATCTAAGTTTAAATGTATGTTATGCCTAGATTTATAAAGAGTTGCTACATCATTTAAAAATATCTGACCATTCTGACAAGCATCTTGTTTAGCTCCGGCTGAAACTATATAAGCCCAACTACCATTGAAGCTGTTGGTAGATAGAAATCTTAAACGTGCTACGTCACCATCTGGAGTATACAGATAATGATTAGGCAACTCATGTTTGACATAACATTTTTTACCTGTCTTATCTAAAGAAATAGTTTCTTTTATAGAGCCATCAGCTAAACCAGATCGAATAATAATCTCTCGCTGATTATCTATCATTTGTTTGTGGGTCAAAGGCTTGTAAGATTTACTGTGAATCCCTAGTATTTGCCCGTTGTCTTTACGAACACTAGCATATTTATTATCTACAATAGCTCCAGTATTATCTAAACGTAGATTAGAATACTCTACGCCAAAGTCAGCACCATTATAGCTTGCTTCTCTTAGTGCTAGTCGAGCTTCGTTTTGAGCATTAACGTGTAAAGGTGTTATATTTTGCATGGCATATCTCCAAGTTTTAAAGTTTAATAATCGTCTAAGTAACCTAAAAAAGTATCACCAGATTTGTTTGATACTTTTACTACCCAATAGTCTCCTGTAATACCTAATGATTCTACAAGTTCTACATTATAGATATAGTCAGAGTCATATTGATTCCTCATTGAATCATATGCACCTTTTAAAGTGCGATATTTAAATGGTTCTTTCAGAAACATTATAGTCTCCAGTTAAGTATGTGTAATGTAATTCAGATACATGATGGGCATCAACAAAATCTTTAGGATACTTGTCTGCTATCATTGAACACCAAGAGTTCCAAAGATTTCTACTGCCGTAGTCATGACATAATTTTATATATTGTTTTATCTTCTTTTCATTGTTTTCTATACCTCGCTTGCTAGTTAAATTTTTATTTAAAACCAATGACTTAGGATCGACACCATAAGTTTTTATATTATGAACATCCATACAGCCAACTAAACCAGATACTAATTGACAAACAAATCCGGCTTTAGCTATACCTAAACCATCTATCTTTAAAAATATTTTCATAAGTGAAAATGCTTTAAGATCATTGGAGTAATGTGAATTTAATGCAGCCATCATTTGACCATACATAAAATGTTTATGTGTAGATATATAATCATAAGTTGCTGCTTTGTTACCCCAAAGATATATAGAATCTTTCTTTTCTCTTTTAACTGATGACAACATATGACCAACTGTAGACCATTTCTGTTGTATACTTAACGAAACCATTAGTATAACTACAGCTAAGTTATCAGCGTTCCTTTGAGCAAAAGAATTTATTTTAAAATTGTGGTCACGAAACATAACGAACTCTCCGTTTATTAGAAGTTCTTCTTAAATAATCTGTGTAACATCTTGCACACCATAAAACTTCTCCGGCTTCACTAGCTTGTGAAACTACTAAGCCTTGAGTTTGGCTACAAGATACACACTTTTTCTTTTCTTTAGACATAACTATCTCCAACTATTTCTACAGGGTCTTCAGTTTGTATCCATACTTTAGCCCCACATGACAATGGTTTGTCAGGACTATAAACAACTCGTCCATTAGTAAACTTAACTTCATTACATTTAATATTTTGTTTATAATTTTTTACAGTTAGTACAGGCTTATTAGCCCCTTTATTATTAGCTTTAATATTATGTTGGTTTACATGGATGTAGGTCTTCATGTTAATGTAACTCCTCATTATCATCTTTATTAATTATTATTTTATATTCACTTGCTGCTGTATCAAATGCTTCTTTATCCCATTCTTGATCTTCTAGAATTTTATTTACTAAAATTTGCATAGCTAAAGAACCTTCAAGCAAACCAACTTCAAGCTTACCCATTATCATAGCTATTGCAGTTTTAGCAGTATGAATTTCATCAATAACTCGTTGAGCTTCTTTTCTATCTTTTTTATGTTTAACACTACGCCATTCTATTACTTTACCCATTTTATTTCTCCTATTAACAATATTGTTTTTTAACTCCAGATTTTTCTTGGTCATCATAACCTTTATTGTAATCACTAAGTTCCTTAGTATTTAAATCTGTTATTTTATTTGAAGTGTAACTAGCTCCCTCATAGTAATGAGGTTCTCTAGGTCTACCATAATAACTATCAGCAGAGCCTCTATCATATGGGCCACCATGTCTTAAACTAATCATGTATTTCTCCCATTAATTTTACAAAAGTATCGTGGTCTAAATTTTCCATAGTTCCTCCTTAGAATACAATATTAACTATTAAAAATAAAATAAAAATTATTGTTACAGCCATTCCCATAGCCCCTAGATTATCCATATCAATAGTCCTCTCTCCAATTTTTAGGTAATCTTCTACGTTTTGGTTTATCTGTGTGATATTTTTTAGTTTCATCAAGATAATATGGTTGAGTTATACAGTGCTTGCCAAAAGCATCACTAGCAGCTTTGCGCCAATAGTAATTTTTTAAATATACTTTAGCTTTAATTACACTAAGTTTAATAACACCATGACCAAATGCTTGTCTAAACGTAGCCCATTTTCTACCCCAAGTTACATTATAATATCGCTGTCCATTTTTAATATTAATATCTATAGAGAATTTATCTCCAGACTTAGGGCTAAGTAACTGATCTTTATAAGATTTAAAGTTACTTGTATCAATAGTATTATCAAATAAATATTTAATTATAGTTGTAGCCATAATTTATCTCCTGTAATTTTTAGGATAATTATCCATGTGCCAACACCACTCAGGTATACTTCTGTGATCTGAACTAACTTCTTTTACTTCTCCACCAGATTTAAAAAACTCTTCAATCTGTTCATTGATATTGCTAAGTCCGGTCAACTTAGATTTAACTTCTTTAGATTCAACTGGTCTAGGTTCAGACATTAAATCACAAACACCATTTAAAGTTAAATGATTTTTGTTATTAGTTTTTGTTTTAATGTTCATAAAATCTCCATAGTAATCAATAGCTTGTCTCAGGATCAATCAGCCTAGCATGGATTCCAGAACGCTGTCAACCCTCAAGAATTTTATAATCGGAACATCCTTGTTCCTAATAATTATTTAACTCTTTTCCAAACAAGAGTCCCATTAACTACAGTAAGTTTCCAAGTTGGATGATTGTTGTTCATACTAATTTTCTCCTTTTAAATTTTCGGTCAACTGTAATAACAATTTTCCCGGCTCTGTTAAATTTTAAAATTCAGCCCCGTCTGCCGTGGTTCGTGGAGTTGTTAAAGTAAAATAAAAAATTATTTTGTTCCTCTGAAAATTAAAATAAAAAATATCTCTCAGGAAACGTGGAGATATTTTTTATGCCCTTCAGATTATATAACAAAATAATTTTTTCTTTAACCTATTTTAATATTTAAATTTCTTTAAACAAAAAAAATCCCCACTTAAAAAAGCAGGGATTCTTTGGAGAACTTTAGAGTTACTTGCTAAGTTCCTTGAGGGTTAAACCTTTTCCGTAACTCCAGAAGTCTTCCATGACTGCTTTCTTTAGCCTTACTTCATTTCCTTTTATCTTCTTGGGATTTAGAAATATACCGAAGAATTTCTTTGCAGATATATTATTATCTTGAGAAACTACCTTACTAATAATAGTTCCTCTCATTCTGCTATAAATTCTTCCGGTATATTTCTTTTGAATCTCCGAATTATCTTCAAGGAGTGTTGAAGTGACGTTGTAGGCCACGCTGTTAATCCAACTCCACCCATTAAAAACTGGGACGTCTTGTGAATCTTTTTTATCTACTTCATTGCCAAGAAGAGATTTCTTAACAAATTGCTCAACTGTCATGTACTGATTTTTGTTTGGTTGCATAGTCATAATTATTTCCTGTTTTAAAATTTAATTTATGTTTTCCGAGGAATTTCAAACCCCTCACTCGCTTGGGGGGTATTTAAATTACTCAATAAATTAAATTTTAAGGAAATAATTATTGCTGACCCAACAAAATGAAATGGCGGTTATTTGTTAAGAAATCTCTTGGCGCGGAACCCTAAATTAGTTGGGTGGAGTTTGATGTTGTGGCCGTGTCACTTCAACACGTTACAACTCTTCTAGGCTAAAGTGTCATGGAAGATTTCTGGAATTAAGAACATAATACCCTCATGTACTTTATAAAAACTCTAAAGTTCTCCAAAGAATCCTTCTACCAGTAGTGGGGATTTTGATTTTATGCTTAGAAATTTATAAACTCTTTTAAATTATTATAGTTTCAATACTTAATTTAGTAAGTCATTGTAAATTTTAAAGTTCTCTAAAGTTTTAAAGCTACTCTAAAGACTCAGGAGTTTCCATAATTCTTTGGAAACCTGATGTTAATTCTCTGGAGAACTTTAAAATGCTCTAGAGTTTTAGCATAAAATCCTTCGGAGTTCTTTATAGGATGGGTAATAGTTAGTTAGTTTTATATAGAACCTCCAGAGTTATAGTAGGGTACGCAGGAGGCCACTACCCCCCACTAGTATATATTATAGTTGACATACATTTTAAAGGGTTTTAGAGTGTCAACCAGTTAGGGCGGGAACTCTAAAGACTCTAGAGTGTCTTTAGAGGAAGAGGCGGGGCTGTATGGGATGTAGTGAACCCCGGTGGGTTCTATAGTATTATACATATAAATCTTTAATTTGTCAAGCACAGTTACAATTTGTGACAGAATAGACTTGACAAACCTTGTAAAACTATGTATAATATACAGTATTATGAAAAAAGAATTAACAGTCAAGCAACAGACTTTTTTAGACCATCTGATAGATACAGGGGGTGATCCTAAGAAAGCTGCAAAGTTAGCCGGATATGCAGACAATGGACATTGGCAAGTCGTACAAGCACTTAAAAACGAAATAATCGAACTAGCCTCTAACATACTTGCACAATCCGCACCTAAAGCAGCTATGAAACTTGTGGATGTTATGGAATCCGATGATCCAATTCCACAGGCTAACATTAGGCTCCAAGCTGCCCAAACTATCTTGGATAGAACTGGCTTGGGTAAGCAAGAAAGAATGGATGTTAATCACAAAGTAGAAGGTGGTTTATTCATACTCCCGGCTAAAGATGAGATTATTATAGATGCAAAAGCGGAGATCAAGTAGTACAATCCCATTTGGGTATGAACTATCTGAAGATAATAAAACTTTAAAGCCTATAGAAAATCAATTAGAAGTTTTAAAGAATGTGTCTTCTATGGTAAAAGAGGGTATACTTTCTTTACGAGAAGGAAGTCTTTGGATAGAACATAAAACTGGGAGGTCTTTAAGCCATACAGGGCTAAAGAAAATTATAACGAATGGAAGATTGGAAAGAGAATCCACAGAACTATCTGACTGATGAAGACGGGAACTTCATACTTAAAAAGGATGGTACTCCCCGTAAAAAGACCGGAAGGCCCAAAGGGTCTAAAGGTAGAGGGTATAACTACCACTCTGAGACTAAGGCAAAGATTAAAGCAAGACGAGCAGTTAAAGATAAAGAAAAAAGAACAAAAAAATTAAAACAAAGATTAGAAGCTAAACGAAATTCATTAAATGCTTCTAAAGAAACTTTAAAAAAACTAGAAAAGAAAACAACTAATAAAGTTGTTACTGAAGATATACTAGATAAAGTACCTAAAGCTCTAAAGCAAGAAGTCGATGACAATGTTATATTTAAACCTAACACTGGGCCACAAACAGATTTCTTAGCAGCACCAGAGCGTGATGTACTTTATGGTGGTGCAGCAGGTGGTGGAAAGTCTTATGCTATGCTTATTGACCCGCTACGTTTTGCACACAGAGCAGCGCATAGAGCTTTAATACTTAGGCGATCTATGCCAGAGCTAAGAGAACTCATAGATAAAAGTAGGGAGCTTTACCCCAAAGCATTTCCGGGGTGTAAGTACAAAGAAGTTGAAAAACTTTGGAACTTCCCAAGCGGAGCCAAAGTAGAGTTCGGCTTCTTAGAGCGAGATGCCGATGTCTATCGGTATCAGGGCCAAGCCTATTCTTGGATTGGTTTTGACGAGATTACTCACTTGCCCACTGAGTTTGGATGGAATTATCTCGCTTCTCGCCTAAGAACGACCGACCCTGAAATTACACCCTATATGCGGTGTACGGCAAACCCCGGTGGTGTTGGAGCTACATGGGTAAAGAAGAGATATGTTGATCCACATCCACCTAACGAATCGTTTACTGGAGAAGACAACCTAACTCGAAAGTTTATTCCGGCTAGGCTAGATGACAATCCTTACTTAGCTGAAGATGGTAGATATGAAGAAATGCTAAAAGCATTGCCTCCAACTCAAAGAAGGCAGCTTTTAGAAGGTAATTGGGATGTTAACGAAGGAGCAGCCTTTACCGAGTTTGAACAAGACATACACGTTATTACACCTTTTGAAATTCCTATATCGTGGGAACGTACAAAAGGTATTGACTATGGATATGCTTCTGAAAGTTCTTGTGTATGGGGAACAGTAGACCCATCAGACGGTACTCTTATAATTTATAGAGAATTATATCAAAAAGGTTTGACGGGAGAAGATTTAGGAGATAGGATTACTCAAATGGAATTAAGTGATCCTTATTCAGTTCAAGGGGTTTTAGACACGGCAGCGTGGGCTAGGACAGGAACTACAGGCCCAACAGTAGGTGAGTCCTTAATTCGTGCAGGTCATAAACTACGAAGGGCCGATAAAAATAGGATACAAGGAAAGATACAAATCCACGAATACTTAAAAGTGCAACAAAGCGGTAGGCCACGACTACAGATATTTAATACTTGTCCTAACCTGATACGGGAGCTACAAAGTATTCCTCTGGATCGTTCAAACCCTGAAGATGTTGATACTCACGCGCCAGATCATGCTTATGATGCTCTGCGCTACTTAATAATGTCTAGACCAAGAATACAAGATTCTTTTAGCAGAATAAGAAATCTACATTTGGAACAGGCTTATACCCCGGCTGATAGCGAATTTGGCTATTAGTAAAATAATTTTATAACTCAAGCGAGGAAATAACCAATGGCAAATCCAGTATATAATGTTAGAGATACAGGCAGAAACTCTGCTAGAACAGGTGATGTAAGAGAGATGGCTGAGAATATGGTACATTCTTGGACTTCTGTAACTACAGGAACTATTGCAGTTACGGCTGATACAAATACTGATGTTAGTTTTACACAACCTGCCGATACAATTATTCGTAACCTTATTGCTATTCCGGCAGGTAACATTGTTACAGCAGGAGCTTCAGGTGATGATGTTGATTTTGATTTAGGTACTTCAGCAGGTGGTGGTCAAATTATTGATCAAAAAGCTATCTTAGATGATGGTGGTTCAGCAGTAACTTGGTCAGCTAATGCACCGTTGTATATTATTCAAAACTCACATGGTCATGCAGCAAACCAATTTGTAAGTACATCTACTACAGCAGGTGTAGTTGGTGGCCCTGCTACAAGTGAAGCTATTGTTATAGCAGGTACTTTGTATACAGCTAGTGCAAGAACACTTCATGCTCGTCTTACGCCATTAGCAAATGATCTTGCTACGGCAGCAACGACTGTGACTTACTTAGTTCAGTTCTTACACATGGGTACAACACCTGATCAATAGATCATAACTGTTTAATCATGGACGCTACCTTTGGTGGCGTTCGTGGTTGTTTAAGGTTTTAATATGGCTGAAGAAGAAAATACTTTAATACAAAATGCTGATGGTCTTTATTTTGAATCGGTAGATGATGAAGAAGGTATGAACTTAAATCTTGAAGAAGATTTAAATAATAAACTTGCCGGACTTATACAAGACAGATTTACTTCTGCTGAGTTAGCTAGAGATGCTGATGAAAACAGATGGATGACATCCTATCATAATTATCGTGGGCTGTATCCTAAAAATGTAAAGTTTAGAGAATCAGAAAAATCCAGAGTATTTGTAAAAGTTACTAAAACAAAAGTCCTTGCAGCTTTTGGTCAATTAGTAGATGTTATCTTTGGAGGCAATAAGTTTCCTATAGGTGTGTCAGAAACTAAAATACCAGAAGGTATTCCAGAAATTGCACACTTAGATACTAATAATCCTGTGCCGGGAATTGAAACTAGTGAAGCAGAAACTTACAGTGAAGTAGAAACACCTTCAAATCCTTTTGATGTAGGATATGAAGGAGATGGCAAAACTTTAAATGCAGGAGAAACTTTAACAGTAGTAGAGCCTTTAGATAAACAAGCTTCTAATAATTTAGCTACAGGGCCATCTGCAAATCCACAGATTCCAGAAATAAAACCTGCACAAAAAGCAGCAAGACGCATGGAAAAATTAATCCATGATCAAATAGAAGAATCTAATGGTGCTAGTGAAATAAGAAGTTCTTTGTTTGAAGCATCTCTATTTGGAACAGGAATTGTTAAAGGCCCATTTAATTTTAATAAAACATTAAACAGATGGACTGATGAAGATGGAGAGCGTAGCTATAATCCTGTTCAAGTTCGTGTACCTCGAATTGAGTTTGTAAGTATTTGGGATTTTTTTCCAGACCCTAATGCAACTAGCATAGATGAATGTGAATATGTAATTCATAGACATAAACTTAATCGTTCACAATTTAGAAGTTTGTCTAAGCTCCCTTATTTTAATAAAGATCAAATACGAATGTGTCTTGAAATGGGGCCAAGCTACGAAGAAAAAGATTATGAGTATGAACTAAAAGACGATAATAGAATGTCTGACATGGGTTCTGCTAAGTATGAAGTACTAGAGTATTGGGGCATCATGGATGCTCAATATGCTAGAGAAGTAGGAATGGAATTAAGTGATGATGTAGATGATTTAGATGAAGTTCAAATTAATGCTTGGATTTCAAATGGTAAAGTACTGAGAGCAGTTGTAAATCCATTTACGCCACACCGTATTCCTTACCATGCTTTTTCTTATGAAAAGAATCCTTATAGTTTTTTTGGTATTGGTGTTGCTGAAAACATGGATGACTCCCAAAAGATTATGAATGGTCATGCTCGTATGGCAATAGATAATCTAGCACTATCAGGATCACTAGTATTCGATGTAGATGAAACTGCCCTTGTAGGTGGACAAAGCATGGAAATATATCCGGGTAAAGTATTCCGCAGACAAGCAGGAGTTCCGGGTACAGCTATAAATGGTTTAAAGTTTCCTAATACATCTACAGAAAACATGATGATGTTTGATAAGTTTAGACAACTTGCAGACGAACAAACAGGAATACCTAGTTACTCTCATGGACAAACAGGTGTTCAAAGTATGACAAGAACAGCATCAGGTATGTCGATGCTACTTGGAGCAGCTTCACTAAACATAAAGACTGTTATTAAAAATCTTGATGACTTTCTTTTAAAGCCTTTAGGGGAAGCGTACTTTCAATGGAATATGCAATTCTTAGAAAGTAAGTTGGGCGTAGAAGGAGACTTAGAAGTTAAGGCTACTGGTACAGCAAGTCTTATGCAGAAGGAAGTACGAAGTCAAAGGCTTACTACTTTTCTTCAAAGTATACAAAATCCTGCTATTGCTCCGTTTGTTAAAATTAATAAACTCATTGGAGAGCTTGCATATTCGCTTGATCTTGATCCTGATGAAATACTCAACGATCCAGAAGAAGCAGCTATCATGGCTCAAATTATAGGGATGCAAAATAATGTTGGACAAGCAACTGGCGAAACGCCTCTCACTCCTAACGAGCAACAAGGAGTTATGGGAAGCCCTGAAGGAACACCTCAACAACCTCAAGACCTTGGAGTTACGGGTACTGGTGGGGGCAATATCGGAACAGGAAATGTGCCGCAGTCAGGGGAGGATCAATTCTCTGGAACGCCTAGAGCAGTTGAAGGATGAAATTAGTGAAGCTAGAGGAAGAGACTCCTAGCTATGAAGGAAAGTATTGGTCTTATCCACAAAGAAAATTTTTATGTTATAACGAATGGATAAAAGAGGAATGGTCTGATGGCAGTAAAGAAAAAGTCAACCAAGAAAAAAACATCAAGAGTAAATGAAGCAGGTAATTACACTAAACCTACAATGCGTAGAAATTTATTTAATAGAATTAAAGCAGGTTCAAAGGGTGGTAAGCCCGGACAATGGAGTGCTCGAAAAGCTCAAATGTTAGCTAAAGAGTATAAAGCAAAAGGCGGTGGATATAAATAATGGCTAAGAAGAAAGACCCCAAAGTAGGTACAGGTAAAAAACCTAAAGGGTCTGGAAGACGTTTATATACAGATGAAAATCCTAAAGATACTGTTCGTATAAAATATGCTACAGTTCAAGATGCAAGAGATACTGTTAAAAAAGTTAAAAATATAAATAAACCTTTTGCTAGAAAAATACAAATATTAACAGTATTAGAACAAAGAGCTAAAGTAGCAGGAAAAAATCAACAAGCTGCTATAGCTAAAAGAGGTAAAGAAGTTTTACGCAATAAACATAAATCTAAATCTAGGAGAACTTAATTATGCCAAAGCACTATGGTGATAGAAAAAAGAAAATGATGGGCGGTATGAATAAAAAGAAAAAAGGTATGATGATGGGTGGTATGAATAAAAAGAAAATGATGGGTGGTGGCAAAATGAAGTACTCAATGGGTGGTGAGGTTGCTAAACCTAATTAATTATGGCATTAAAGAAATCACAAAAAAGTCTTAAATCTTGGACTAAACAAAAGTGGCGTACTAAATCTGGAAAACCTAGTGCTAAAACAGGTGAAAGATATTTACCAGAAAAAGCTATAAAGTCTTTATCTGCTAAAGAGTACGCTGCTACAACAAGAAAGAAAAGAGAAGATACTGCAAAAGGAAAGCAACACTCAAAACAACCTAAACGTATTGCAAAGAAAACAAGGAAGTATAGAAGAAAGTGAGAGATTTAATACTTAGTGCTTTAGCTTCTAAATACTCAGCAGAGTTAGAAGTACTTGCTGTTAATATAGAAAATTATTTATCTGGTTCTGTTGGTGTGCCTGAACATCCAGACTTAGTTGGTGAAGTAGATAAACTAATAGAACAAGTAGCAGCAGCAGAAGAAAAGTTAAAAATTGTAAACGACTTACTACAAATACAGGACATGACCAAGCAATGAAAGTTAAAGCTCCCGCAGGATACCATTGGATGAAACAAAAAAATGGTGGCTATAAACTTATGAAACACACTGGTAAGTTTAAGCCACATAAAGGTGCTACATTGAATGCAAGTTTTGATGTACAAAAAGTTCATAGGGGAAAGTAAATGGCTAGTAAATCTAAAAGAAATAGACAACGTAGAAAAAGAAAAGAAGCCTTACTAGCTGCTCCTGATGTTTCTATAACTGTGGCAGTTAAAGAAAAGAAGATGGGTGGTGGCATGATGGTTCCTCCTGAAAGAGAAGAGATGGCAGAAGGTGGTAAGTTTCCAGACTTAACAGGTGATGGAAAAGTAACACAGGCTGATGTTCTTAAAGGGCGTGGTGTATTTCAAGAGGGTGGTCAAGTCCCAGTAGATACATACCCCAACATACCACCAGAACAAATGGCAGCAGTAAAAGCTTCACAACTTCCAGATAATGAAATGGAAGATAAATATATAGATTATGTAATGAATGAAGCTTTAACAAATGATGAACAAACATATTTAATGAACGCTTTAGAAGGCGATCCTCAACTGAGTATGATATTTGACAAAGTTGTAGGAACGGCTTCTGAGTTTACTGGCTCTGGAGAAGTTACAGGGCCGGGAACGGGAGTCTCAGATTCAATACCCGCTAGATTATCTGACGGTGAATTTGTGATGACTAGAAAGGCCACTGATCAAATAGGTGCAGACAGACTTCAACGTATGATGGATGAAGCTGAACGTGCTTATGATGGTGGTTTAATGAGAAAGGGCGAGGAAACTGATTTAGAAGATGACATGAATAAAGTAATGATGTCTTCTAATCAAATGCCTAGCTTAAATGTTAGACAACGATAACGGCTACCTTGAAGTAAAAGCACCATTATAAATTATCCGTACAAATAATTTATTGTAATGGCTACCTTTTAAAACTTACAAGCCCCGTGGAGGAAGTATTATGGCTGAAACACAAACTAATCCTGTGGAGGAAAAAGCACCTAACCCTTATAATGCAAAGAAAGATTGGCACACTCCTGATAAACCATCAATGGGTGATGCCGATGGATTATTCTATGCACGACCTAAAGAAGAACAGGCTACGCCTTCTGAGGAATCAGAAACGCCCCCTGCTAAAAATTCTAAGGATGTAAATTATAAGAAAAGGTATGATGACCTAAAGAAACATTACGACAATAGAATTGCTGAGTTCAAACAAAAGGAACAAGAGCTTCTTGCGGAGGCTGCTGAAAAAGCACCTAAGTATCAGGCTCCTAAAACTTTAGAAGAACTAGAGGAGTTCAAAGCAAAAAATCCAGACTTGTATGAGACAGTTGAAACTGTAGCTCATTTACAAAGTGAAAATCAAACCGAAGAACTAAGACAGCAACTTACAGCTTTGCAAGAACGGGAAGCTGACATTATGAAACGAGAAGCTGAAACAGTTCTTAGGGAACGTCATCCAGATTTTGAAGATATACGAGGTGATGATGCTTTTCACGAATGGGCTAAAGAACAGCCTGACGATATACAAAAATGGATTTATGCTAATAATAGTGATGCTACTTTAGCTAGTCGTGCTATTGACCTTTACAAAATGGAAAAGGGAATAAATCAGCCACCACAAAAGAGGCAGTCCAAGCAACAGGAGAATAGGTCTGCTGCCGATATGGTGTCTACAAAAACTACAGCGGTGGATGCGAAAGCTCCTAAAGTTTGGACAGAAAGAGAAATTGCTAATATGTCTATTGACCAGTTTGATAAGCATGAAGATGAAATCAAACAAGCATTGGCAGAAGGCAGAATAGCGAAATAAGTTTTTGAGAGGATATTACAATGGCTTATAATCAATCTGACCAATATTTTGAACCGTCTACGGATACTAACGCAAACTTTGCAAATTCCGTATCGGGTCAAACAAACTCGTATTTCTTACCTGCAATTTATTCTAAAACTGTTTTAAACTTTTTTAGAAAATCATCTGTAGTAGAAGCAATTACTAATACAGATTATGCGGGAGAGATTGCGGCATATGGTGATTCTGTAAGAATTATCAAAGAACCTGAAATTACTGTTTATCAGTATGAAAGGGGACAAGACGTAACTGCGACTAAGTTGACAGACCAAGAAATTAACTTGGTTGTTGATACAGCAAACGCATTTAAGTTTATCGTAGATGACATTGAAACTAATATGTCACACGTTAACTTTCGTGACGTTGCTGCATCTTCAGCAGCTTATTCAATCAAAGATGCGTTTGATGAAGGTGTGCTTGCAGTAATGTTTGCAGGTGTATCAGCTTCTAGCCCTAATCACATTTTAGGTTCTGACAACGCAACTGATCTAGCAGCAGGTACTTTTGATGGTACTGGTAATCTAGACATAGGTTTTGCTTCTGGTGAGCATGATCCTATTGACGTTCTTTCACACATGGCTCGTCTTCTTGATGAGCAAAATGTTCCAGAAGAAGGTCGTTGGTTCGCAGCAAACCCAGAGTTTTATGAGCAGCTTGTACAAAGCAGTTCTAAACTTCTGTCTGTTGATTACAACGCAGGTCAAGGTTCAATCCGTAACGGACTAGTATCAACTGGTAAGTTGCGTGGATTTGATATGTACAAGACTAACAATATTGCTTCTACCTCTAATGCAGCAGGTAAGTGTATTGCAGGTCATATATCATCTACGGCAACTGCTCAGACTATTACTAGTACTGAAGTAATTCGTGATCCTGATAGCTTTGGTGATATAGTACGAGGTCTTCATGTATATGGAGCTAAAGTACTACGTCCAGAAGCATTGGTTTCTGCGTTCTACGGCATTGACTAAATATTACGGGGGGCTGAAATATGCCCCCTTTAATTTTTATTGGAGGTAATTATTATGTGGACTAAACCTACTTATGAAAATGTTAGACTTGGTTTTGAAATCACAATGTATTACAGCAATAGGTAAGGAAATATAGTATGCCACAAATAGGAAGTGAAAAAAATCCAGT